TCAACTTTAGCAGGTGACTGCGAATTGAACTTGATCTTACCATGTCCTTTTAATCCTACAGTTGCGAATGAACCAGCTGTCGGGAATAACATTGGGAATACATCAAAGTTTGTACCGTTGTTCGATAATGAACCTGTGTAAGACGCAGGAATCGCTGCACCAGCACCACTTCTAACTACAGCAGTTTCTGACTCAATGAATCTAACGTCTGCCATTTGTCCAAACTCACCTTCAGCTAAGTTAGATGCAGAAGCATACTTATATGCCGGAACGAATACGTGCTCTGTTTCATAGCTAGAACCTCTTGTTAATGAGTCTAAGTCATACTTAATCTCAGGACCAACGATCGCATAGAACGCACTGTTAACTGTTCTTGTATCAATCTTAGTTGATCCAGTTACAATTGAAGTATTTTTCTTAGCTCTATTTCTAACTAACTTTCTTGAAGCTTTTCTGATTAAATCATAAGAAACTCTGAATTGGTCATCTAATGAACCATCAGCTGCTAATCCTGTACCTAAATCCGCTGCAACAGCTTCATCATTTGCATACATCTTATTAGTCGTACCTAACATATCTAACTGGATTAAATCCTCTGATCTTCTGTTAGCTAATAAACCTAACTCTTCTCTATATCTAACTTGGATAGCATCTTCTGAGAACATCTCTACTTCATCAGTATAATCAATCATCTCACCGTATCTTGCAAACTCAGTTGTGAATGTTACTTTTTGAATCGATCTCTTATTAACCGCTCCAGCACCTTCAGCTAATGCTACATCATTAGTTAATCCATTTGATACATCAGTAATGTTTCTTGAACTTAAGTAACCTTTTTTTGCAAAATCCGCATCAGCAGTATCTCTATCGAAGATATGCAAGAATTTAGAAATCTTGTAGTTCTTACCCATTTTTAATGGCATTGACTTTCTGTCAGCCCATTGCGCGTACACTGCTACGGCATTAGCATTCTTGATACCTGCCTTGTCGTAATAATGCGTAATTGTATTCGCACCTGCTGTACTGTTAGTACCATTTCCGTAAATATTCGTCGCCATGTTTTATTTCCTTTTATTCTTTAGTAATCGTCACAGGCTACATGTTAGCCTGTAATTTCCTATACCACTCATCATACGCCTCATCGTTGTCATCTAAGTAGTCAATTACGTTTCTTTTTCCAGCCACTTTCTTAGTAGTCGCTGCAGCCTTTCTAGTCTTGGCAGCCTTCTTAGTCTGCACTCGCTTAGTCTCATTAGCTTTCGCTACTTCCACTTCTTGTTTCTGTTTAGCTTCCGCTTCAGCCTTAGCTGCTTCTTCTGCTGCTCTTACGTTTTCCGCTTCTGCAGTTTTCGCCTGCTCTGCGTAGTACTGATGTCCGGCCTCAATGTAGTATTCTACATCCGACTTAGCTGGACCATTGTCCAACACTCGCAACTTCATTGCCTTAGCTGATATGTCTCCGTATCTACCACTCTTAATATCATCGTGTAGCACTTGAATGTCCTCTGGCCTACCCTTGAAGTAGTCTCTAGACTTGGCATCCCATTGTCTATCTACAATACTCTGTGTAACCTCGAACTCTTTATCAGTACTTATATTAGATACTACATCATCTATCTTAAGCTGTTGCTCAGTACGTCCGTACTCTCTCGGTTGATAACTAGCAGCCTTTTCCTCGTCAATCTCCATTGTATCTACTCCGGCAATCTTCGACATAGCGCTAAATGCTTCTACATTACCTTTCTTCATATCTACTAATAGATTTAAGTCATCTGCTGTAATTTCATTATCTACCATGATGCTGATATTTTTCCTATGTGGAGCAATTTCCTGCATCTTCTTTGTATAGTCTAATGCCTTAGGTGCTAGTTTTACTAGTTCTTCATTTGTAAGCTCTAGTTCTGTGCCATTAGCTTTAACCTTATACGTTGATATCTTAGGTTCTTCTGTTTTAGCTTCTACTTCTTTTTCAGGATTGTCTTCAGCGTCTTTGTCAAGCTCGCTAGCAGAGTCCTTATCTTCTGTTTCATCTTCATCTTCAGTTCCATCTTCCTGAGTATCTTCAGTTTTGTCGGAGTCCTCATCAGGTTGTTCCAATTCTTCTTCATCTTCCTCTGGGATATCTTCTTCGTTCTCTTCGTCTTCTGATTCTTCCGAATCTTCATCCTCGTTGACATCGTCTACTTCACCCTCTTCGTATACGGCTTCAGGTTCGTATTTCTCTTCTACCTCGTCCATATCCAGGGCAACTTCTTCGTCCATTGCTGCTTTAGCGTCACGAAAGGCTGCTTCTTGAGCCTCATCGTCCATAGCGTAAAACTCCTCTTCTGTAAGTTCCGCCATACTATTCTACCTCTGGTCCTTCTAAGTCAGAAATATCTTCCTCAGCTACTCCACCAATGTTCTTAATAGTACTAAAGTGATCCTGTAGTGTACTGATAGCTACTAATGCTTCCATAAGTTCAGGTCTTAATCCTGACTTCTTCACATAGTCTGTACCTAGCATACTTACGTTATCTAATGCTCTGTCTTTGAAGTAACCTTGTAGGATTACTAACTGAAAGTCTTTATTGCTCTCTAGTCTTGTCAGTGCTTCGTATTGGTCGGCCCAGTATTGAGTCTCCACCTTTTCCATCTCTTGTTCAGTTTGTTGGTTGTTTGCTTTCATGCAAGTCCTTAATTGTTGATTTTGAGTTTAACGACATCTTCTAGTCGAACACTATTATGTTCTTTATTACTGGTATTATAGCACCCAGTTCCTTAATTCAAGCTTACGCCATCAGTCCCTGAGCTTGTGCTATTCCACCACCCTGTGGCCCTCTAGCTAATCCCTGCTCCTGAGCAACTTGTCCTTGTAGCATTTGCATAGCCATCTCTAGTACCTCCATCGGTACTCCCTGAGCTAGTAACTCATCTGGGTTCGCACCTTGTTGTAGCATCATAGCTACCTCTTCTATCATCCTTTGGTCAACCTGACCCGCTCCTGTTGCTAATCCATTTGCCATTACTTACTTCCTTCTTTCTTGTTATACATTGCATCGAATGCTTTCTCGTCTAGCTTACTCATTCTGTCGAACTCTTTCTCTTCCATTTTTCTTGCATGAGCTACTCCACTGTCTCTCTCAAGGAAATCTAAGTCAATTCTATCTGCCTCACTATCTATCTTACGAGCAGCTGCCATTTCTTTTCTTGCTTTAGCTTCTTTGGCAAACGCGTCTATCTCATTTTCACCGGCTCTTGCGTATCTATCAGCTATCTCTGCTTTTAGCTTCTCATTCTCTAGCTCTGCTTTCATTACTGCAGCTGCTTCCATTCTCATCTGTGCTTCAGTTGGTTGAGGTGGTTGCCAGTTTCTGTACTCTTGCGCTAGTTCTGGTTGCTTAGTTAAGTCTGCCCACTGAGCTAGCATCTTGTACTGCATCTCTTCACTCATACTCTGACCTTGAGTCTGTAGCATGAATGTAATCTCTTGTGCTTTAGCTGCGTTATCTTCATTAGTACTAACTGTAATCTCAATATCGATGTTACCTTCTAAGTCATCTCTTCTAATCTCAACGAACTCGTTATTAGTCATTCTAACTACTTCTATGTCATCTAGGAACTCTGCATTGTAGCTCATCCATTTTCTCATTAGTGGTTTAACTAAGTTCTCACTGATGTTCCTAACGATGTTCAGCCTTCTTGTACTAGTTGCATCAAGTGCTCCTCTAGCTCCTGTAGCAGTATTGTGTGTTAGTGTAAACTTATCTGTCACTGCGAACAGTTTGTCATCACTGTCTACTGTAAGACATCTCATTAGTACCTTATCCGTAACACTCATACTTTTTAATGCTACAGTATGCCTTCTTGGTGTCTTCCACTTATCAGCTTTTCTAGGTAGTTTGAATGGATTACTCCAAGGAGTAAACCCTATCTCATAACTATCTTTAGTAGCTAGGATTAACCTACAACCGGTCTTTTCGTGCAGTGTCATCTTTTGTTTATTTTTAGCATCCTTATCTCTTCTTATTATACTAGCCTTCAATCCTAGTGATTCAATTAGCCTGATTACATCGTCTTTTAGTCTTCCCTCTGATTGTGCAAACTGTACGAACGCCCCGCTATGCGCGTAGCCATCACTGTCCATCAACCCTCTAATGAGTTCCATCTTCTCTTCGTACGTAGCTGTGAAATACTCCTCTGGTATGTGTTTCTCTCCTCCGTAACGCTTGTGTAGACCTAGCTCCCTAAGCTCACTATGCAGCGATCCAGTAGACTCAAATTGTCCTGTCTCTGAATTCCTGCTTGGTGTACATCCTTCTTTGTACACATCGTACATCTTAGCCTTACCTGTCTTAGAGCTATCTTTAACTTCGACACATATATACCCTACTTCCTTGAAGTACTCTACTATTTCTATATCCTCTGTTGTAATTCTAGCAGAGTGACTCATTCCGTCACCTAACCAGACACCTAGTACATACGGATCTATTGAATTACCTGTAGACTTACCTGCTCTCATCTCTTTCATAGCAGGTATTGTAACTCGTCTACCTTTTTGCATATGCTTGTATACTTCGTCTGCGTCCATAGTAGTCCAGTCTCTTAACTTGTGACTAGTTCCGTGCACTTTTACTGTCCATAGATGCTCACCACCTGACTTAATTACTGACCCATTATCGAAAGCCATATCATAGGCTATTTTAGGGTATTTAATATCATGAGCTTTGAGTACTTTAGTACCGTTACCGTCTGATCCTACTATGGTATCGCCGTCTACAATATGTGCAAGCTTTTTGAAGCTACCATCAACCATTGGTATATCTGTTAGAATATCTAGCATATTTCCTAGTGAGTTACCACTGATCCCACCACTGAATGACTTAACTCCAGTAATTGACTCAATCTCATTATTCATCATACCTAGCATATCGAATGCACTTCCTGGTATACTATTGTAGCTACCATCCCAGAAGTCATTAGGTGTACCATTGAACTCGAAGTTCTCACCATTGATGAACTTACGTCTATTAGCTACATCAAGTGCTCCTTTACGGATACCTTTCTGTCCATTATTACTTTGAGCCATATTATCAATAATACCTCTAGTAATTGCTGTCTTGATCTTCTGATTGTCGCCTATGAACTCTGCATTAGCTTCACCGTGCATCTGGAACGGTACACTATTGAATGGCACTACTATGAATGGTGGTTTACCATCTGGGTACGGATTATCTTCTAATCTAATAACTACGTCATCTATCCATGTACATACTATCGGCTCTGTAATCCCATCACCATCTACATCGTAGTTACCCCAGTATTCGTATACAACCTTCTTCTTTCTTGGATCATCTTCGAATCTGAACTCAGTCTCATCTTCACTATCGAAGTCTACTTCATTCTCCCCTAACGAACCTTTAGCTACCTTATCTAAGTGCTTGTACCTACCATCTTGTCTTAACGTACTCATATCAGTCTCGTATCTATATATAACGAACTGACACTTGTCCATATCATCCATACAAGTCGGATCAATGTATATATCTTCATTTCTACATACTACAGCAGTTGGCTTATTAGTAATTATTCTAGTTTCCATTACAGTCTGTGTACCTAGTATCATCTCTGATCCATCTGGCATTCTTCCGATAATTGGTACCTCTACCTCAACTTCCTCATCTTCATAATCCCATCCACATTGTATAACTGCAGTACCTTCCATATCTAGTACCTTAGCTGCTTTGGTCATGAAGTTGTATCTATTGAACTGTCTACAGAACTGCGTATTTAGTACTAGCTCATTCTGTCTAGCTGACTCTACATCCTCTGCAGTAACCGGAGTAGCTTTAATTATGTCAACTGCACTTACGAACGGATCTATAATAGTTGAATGCTGCCACTCACTTTGCTTCTTAATGTCTCTTGATACAATAGCTGACTTGCCTTTTTGCTCATTGCCGTATGCCTCACCGTTGTATGCACTAATCCATCCTTCAATCTTACCTTGTAAGTCGTCATGCATCGGCTCGCTTGCTTTTAGGTCAGCTTTGAACGATTTTAGTAGCTTGGTCTTATTAATTTTATTTATTTTCATTTATACTTCCTGTTAGCCATATTATACCTACTACTTAGTTAAACTACACTTAAGCTACATCTGCTTTACGGATATGTGCGGCATGTCACGTCCACCGCCAATGTTATAACCGAATCCGAACTCTAGCATCATCCCTAACTTCATACTTGCTCTCATGAATGCTCTGTACATCTCCATATAAGCTAGCTTAACTTGATCATCTTCTACGTCCCATGGATCCATTCCCTTTACGTATGGTATTACATCAATAGCTAACCCTAGCTGGTGATCACTTATACGCATCTGCCCATCTAACTCACTCGCACCCTTATCGAACATAGCTTTCTGTTCACTCTGAGTTCTTAACCCATCAATCACACTGAAGTCTACTGTTGAGTACTTCAATGCCTTTTCACACAGCCTCTTTACGTTCTCATCTACTCCATCCAGCTTCTCTTTACTTCTCTTACCAAACTTAAATTTACTCATTGTTGTCCTTTACTTTTCTTCTATCAATAGCTGCTTGAGCGTCCTCATACTTCTTTTTATGGTACGCTGCTTTTTGTCTATCTGTGTATTCTACACGACTAGCTTTACCTGCTTCCATATAGTAGTCTTTGATGAACGGATGTACTACTGTAATAACTCCAATGGCAGCAGTAAATAACGTAACAGTCCACGCACCTCGTATCATGTATGTTTTACCCTTATCAGCCACCTCTTTTATCCACTTCATATCTTTAGTATGTTGGTCCGTCTTAACCATGTAATCATCAACTTTCTTATCAAGGTCTCTCAGTCCATTGTCTATAGCGTCATACTTTTCCATCTCTTTCTCGTCATGTTTTTCGAATATCTGCATAAACTGCGCCATATCTTGAATTGAGTCTTTTACGTCCTTAGCCAGTAACTGTACTTCTGTACTATTATTTGCTATTTGTGTACCTATAGTCTCTACCTTTTCAGTAACCTTTCCCTCTAGTTGCCTAGTATTCTTGTATAGTACATTTAAGTCGTGATTGAGTTTATCAACCACACCACCTAATTCTGCTTTCTTGCCCATGTTACCACCTACAAGTTATTTCGAATCTGTAGTTGTTGACTGAGTACGAGCAAGCTTCTTTACTTCTTCGTATGCTTCTTTGGCCTTTTTTGCTACTACCCTAGCTTTCTCTACGTCTGCTTTAGTGTATGTATGTCCACTGATCACTCCTGTACACCCTGTAAACATTAACCCAATTACTAATCCTGTTGCTAATACTAATTTCTTCATTTACCTTCCTTTGCTCTATGCTCATTCCAGGCTTTCCAGCCACCTACTTTTAATCCGAATCTTACACACTTTCTACGCCAAGCACTAACTCCTAGTACCTCCATAGCTTCTTCCAGTACGTCATCACTTAAGTCTCTACTTACCATCCCATACTTATACAAGTAATCGTGTACTACATATCCGTATGTTGCTTTGCCATCTTTTGGGAATATCCCCTGTAGTACTTTTGGTATACTGCCTAAGTCTGTTGGGAACCCTATCGGAACTACTACTGTAGTCCCAAGTAACTCGGAGTAGTACACCAACTCACTTGCTAATGTACGTATATCTCCTGTCAGTGGTATACTTACCACTAACTCCGTATTTTTGAACTTTGAACCCATACTAGATAGCCTCTAGTAAGGCCTTGAAATCCTCTTCTGTCAGTACTCCACTTAGTACATCAGCTTGTTTGGCTCTAGTAGTAGCCCATAGCAAGTTATTCCATTTAGTTAGTTCAATACACTCAGCTTTTAGTGGATACGTGTCATCAACAATGTAAATCCCCATATCGTTTACTTTATTGAATACTGTCCCGTATTCTTTGTTGAACTCACTTAACCTACTAGTGATAAGCCCATTTACGAACATCTCACCTTCTGCTACCTTTTTAGCAATTAGCTCTTCAGTTGGTATCTCTGTCACTTCGTACATCTTAGTAACTGTGTCTTCACCAATTTCATAGCTTGTATTACTTATTCTATGGGTACTAGCATCAATTGCTGGCCTATTGTCCACAACTTCGTACCATCCGTTCTCTATGTATGTTTCCTTAGGTGAATTAACTCCTAAACCTGTTCTATTCTGTGCTACGTTGTACTTTACTATTTTCCCATTTTCTACTTTACAATATTTCATAATTTTCCTTTTATTGTTACTATTGACCCCACTATAAAGTGAAGTCACTTCCTGCTGTTACTGTTCCATTAACTGTGAAGTCACCACCTGTACCTAAGTTCTTACCTAGGTTATCTGTATCATCAAATGGTAAGTATATCAATGGTGTTGGTATATTACCTGCTTCTATCTCTGGTGTTAAGTCTCTTGGGTAACCCAATTGATTAACGAATAGGTTTCTGTTTGACTCTTGTGAGAAGTCTATGTAGCTGTCCACTAAATATACATTAGATAACAGACCAAACCACCTATTAGCATCGTAAAACAATTTAGTTATCATGGTTGAAGACGATAAGTCAAAATCTGAATCACTTGTTGGAGGGCTACTGTATACTTGACCTCCACTATATACATTCCCTACACCTATAGAGCTGTCTATACTAATAAAAATAATATCCCACTCTCCTATAGTTGCAAAAGTTGCATTTTTATTGTTTTTTATATTTAGTACATTAATTACTAATGCTCCAGTATTATCATATAACTTAAAATCCATCATTTCGTCACTAGCCATTTCAAGTGTCATTGTTTTCCTAGAACCATTAGCCTCAATAACTATTGCACATTCCTCATTCTGTGCAGAAGTAACTGCTCTACTAACAGATATAACCATTGATATACTCTTTGAATCTGCACCTAACGCACCACTTAGAGTTAAACTATTAAGGTAGTTACTATCGTTATTAGCACTCCTAGCAATATACTCACTAGCACCTCTAGCACCAACTAAACCACCACCATTCAATGTAAAGTCTCCACCACTACCATAGTTTGTGGTTGGCGAACTCGCATCTATTGGCATACAGATTAAAGGATTACTCCCTAAGTTAGCCATAGCAGTTCTTACTGGTATAGGTTTGTTTGTGTCTGAGTTCCAGAAAGGATTGTTTGTTGCTAAGTCTATATACTCCATATCAAAGTATAGTTCGCCTATTGAGCCATTTAGAGCATTACCACCATTTGAACTACCAGCTCCTATACATTTTTCAGTAGAATCTATATCAATAGGATCATTCGTATAAGTGACCCATGTTCCAATAGATACACCATTTACAAAACAATGTCTTTTATTAGTATCTGATAAATCTACTGACATCTGAAAAGATAATTCTGCTCCAAATGTTATAGTTAGGCCAGATACATCAGTTAAGTTAGCATTACTTGCATTTCTTAGATTTGCTGAAAGAGTGCCAGCCCCTACTGTAAATAGAGTGTTTCCTAGTTTCAGTATTCTGTCGTAGTTGTCTCCATTATTCTTTACAATAAACGATACAGTAGCAGTATTACTTACTGACCCCATACTTGTAGTTGAATGTAACACATCATCAACCCCATCAAACAAACTAGCCACACAATTATCTTGATTAGCTCCTCTGTCTGCTGTTTCTATTAAGCCATTCTGTACAAAATTACCTCCGTAGCCATAGTTTACATGGCAGTCTGCTCCTGTCTCCATCGGCATAAATATTATGGGATTTAACTCACCACTTATTACTTTTTCTTTTAATGTACTCATTTAGTACCTCCTTTATACTTTAGTTCCACATAGCAGTTATCTTTTGGTGGTATCCAATTTTTACTGTATGGATGTGTGTAACCATTACACATTCTGTTTATTGCCGAAACATCTTTACCTAATGCTTCAGCAGCCTTCGTGCTAGACTCATACCTAACACCATCTATATACCACCATTTACTTCTTCTAGTATTTTCTAAGTTCTCACTTCTAGTTATTAGTCTACAGTTATCTTTACTGTAACCTTTGTCATTATCTATTCTATCTATATCTAACCCATCAGTAAGTTCTCCCATATCTGCATAAAAGTTTCTAAAATTTTTCCACTCTTCGCACACTGTAATGCCTCTACCACCGTAGTTGTTGTAGCTCTTATTGTTGGCGTTTGTTGTTCTGTCTATCATATTTTCCCACACATTATATGTTCTAGTTCCACACATACCATGTTGCTTCTCTTTAGCTATACAGCCACACGATTTTATTGCCTTAGTAGTTATTTTACTACCTCTGGTTATATACTCTTCACCACAATCACACTTACATAACCACATAGCATTTTTACCTTGCTTATGTGAAAACCTAACTGCTTCTATTCTACCGCTTCTCTGACCTGTTATATCTTTAATTCTAGCCATATTGACTCCTCTTTCTTTATATAACATAGTATACCCACCTATTCCTTTATATGTGCTTAACTAAGCAGGTTTACCATCAGCTGTTATAAACAATCGTCTATTAGCTTCTATTGACAAATCTCTGTATGTATAGTCTAGGAATAGGTTTGAAAGTCTGCCTTGTCCTCTACCTCTACCTCCAGTATTATCAAATATTAAACTACCTGACACATCCGTAAAAGATAAAGCAACATTACTATATGTGCCCCAAGATGGTGCCATCGGCACATCATTAATATATACATATCTATTGGCAGTATTAGCTAAATCTACAGATACAAGTATATGATTCCATGTGTTAATTGAAACTGGGCAGCCTGCAGTCATAGCAAGTCGCACAGTCGTGCCCCCATAACCATACATTTTAAATAACCCATTCTCTACATATAGCTGCACATAGTAACTAAATGAAGGGGAGTATAAAGGATACGAAATTTCAGCACCATAAACCCAACAACTAAAAGTAAAAGTCTTACTATCTACATTACCAACTAAGTCAGTACTTCTACTCATATAATCTGATACACCATCAAATGATACACCTTCAGCTACAACTCCGCCATCTCTTAGCGAAAGACTCTTGTTACCTCTATCTTTAAGCATTAAGCAATACTAGCTACATGGCTTCCATATAGTAGTCCTCCAATGTTCTCAAAGAATATCTTATCCTTAGTACCTAGCGTTGGCTCTGCACCTTCCCACCATATCATAGTAGGATAGGTAGGTGTAAACCCTGCACCATCTAATATGAATGTAACAAACTCACCACTTACTAAGTCATTAATAATAGTAAAGTCTGCTGTAGCTGTGTATGTTTGTACACTTGATGTAGCACCTAATGTTAGTGTTGACACTGATACTTGCTCTGTTAACAGTCCTGTAAATATTGGGTTAGCTTTATTAGCTTTTAATGCTAAATCACCTGTGCTAACATCTGCTGCTATAATCGGGTTAGTTGGATCTGTAAGGTCAACAGTAGTGTTAGCCCCAGCTGTTATCGAAGCAACTGTACCCGTACCATTAGTACCATTAACTACATCGAATGTACCTAGTACCTGTGTCTCTGCAACATCAGCATACAGTGTATATGTATCTGTAGTACCAGCTGCTCCTGTACCAGCAGTTCTTGCTGTATGATCAACTACCCCAGGAACTCCATCTGCTCCATTGTACACTGTAAATGTACTTGTTGTTGCATCACTGTAAGTAATCGTATATGTGTCAGTCGTACCTGCACTGCCATCACCTGTAGTTCTTACTACTGTATCTACACTTGCTCCGGCTATACCTGTTGCTCCTGTAGGTCCTACTGCACCTGCTGGTCCTCTTAATTCACCAATGTCATCCCATGCCGAACCATTATACATCCACGCATGGTTGTTATCTTCTGTAATGTAAACCGTACCATTTGACATACCTGTAACTGCAGCTAGTGCAGCAGCATCTGCTACCTTACCACCAAAGTCATTCAGGTTAGTAACTTGTACTTGTACATTTTGATTTCCTATAAATCCCATCTATCTTCTCCTTAAACTGTTTGTTCTAGTACACTTACTATAGTGTCTACTTCATACTCAGCTGTTACTGCAAGTGTATCCCCTGCCACCATTACGACCTTCTGATCACCACCTACAGGTACAAATGCAGACCCTTCAGTAAGTGTTGCATTATGTATTAGTTTCGTATTGTTCAACTCTATTGTAATGTCTGTAACATTACCACTTACGTTAGCTACACTTATACCAATTATAGTAATGACTGTGTCTACTGGGCACGTGATTACTGTAGTTCTTGTAGTTGTATTGTTCTCTAGGTATCTGTTAAATCCCATATCTATTCCTTACCCTAAGGCTATTGCCATGCTGATTGAGTCCTGCCCTTCTAACGACACCACTCTTCCTTCAAGTACATCAACTTCTTCTTTTTTACTAAGAAGTATGTTTGTGCCACCTGCTGTCCCTACACCTACTCTACCTTCGTCTCCTCCAGCAGCGTAGGCATCGTAACCTAACGCACCTTCAGGAAGCGAGCCTTTAGTACCATCTGTGTCTACATATAATATCTTACTCATTATAATCCTTTAATTGCTTATTATAGCAAATCTTAACTTAAGTAATACTTTACCACTCTACTGTACTTGTGAGTACGCTGATAGCATTTGTATTAGCTACTAACGTAGCTCGTTCTACCAGTGTATACACTCCATTAGTAACTCCATCAGTGTGATTGTCTGTACTGCGGTTATCAGTGTCTCTTACGTCCAATTGACTTGTAACTTCTGTATTAGCTAACTTAACCCTCTCCACATCAGTATACTTATTAGTATTAGTAATACCTTCATATAATGCTTCTACATCAGCTGCTGTCAGTGTGTTACTTACCATAGCGTACACCGTACCAGTCCATCTATACGTACTAGTATCATCTCCACTTGTCTCATCAGCTACCACTACGTATATCTTACCAGCCTCTCCACTTACAGGCAAACCTGCATACGTAGCTACTTCCACTACATCATCTACGTAACTAGGTAACTGTGCTGCATCTATCAACCCTAACGCATTCAGTCCTACGTACCCATCAGGTGTATTCTTATTAGCTTTAAGTTCTACATCCAGTACATCAAGTTTAGCACTTAGTAGTGTTAAGTCTAGTACCTTTAATTGCTCACCACCAACTAGCGGTGTAGTTAACTCTACTGTAGTACCGTCTACTACTGTGTATCCAGCTACGTTGCCATCCACTAGTACCAGTACCTTACTTGAGTCTACTACATTTACATTAGTTTGTCCTGCTGTGCCTACAGTTACTATGAATGCCCCTACGTCATCTACTAACGCAAGTACTTTATTCTCTGTACCTGTACCTATGTATACTCTACCGTCATCACCTGTACCTGACAGGTCGATACCGAACTCACCTCTAGCTAGAAGTTCTCCTAGCCCTAGTCCTTGCGTATCTACTCTTCTAATTCTTGCCATTTATATTTCCTTATGCCACTGTAAAATCAGGGCTCTTACTGATAGTACCCTCAACGTTTGCTTGATAATGTAAGTCTGCCTGTATACCATATATAGCTCCTGCTACGTTCTCACTTAGTAGTGTAACTTGTGCAAGTACTACAGTATCAGGCTCTAGTAAGTCAAACGCTTGCGCATCATTACACTCTAGTACGATATGCTCTCCAGGTACTTCTGACCCTGTGAACGTATACGTCATATCAATATCAGTAGTAGCAGCCGTTAAGCTATCCCCTTGACTGTGTCCTCTAGCTACTACGTAACTGAACCTCCACGTTACCTGGGCTCCTGCACTTTGAGCATCTGCACACATGAAGTGAATATGTGGGTATGCATCTGTACCTAGCGCATAGTCATGATTTACGTGGTAAGCTACTGGCAGTTCTTTATTCTCGGACCATGTTGACATTACAATACCATTTCCTATATCACTCCAAGCTGGCTCATTAATTGCTCCACCTCTAGCTGGGATGAACTCTGCAATCAAATCCTTCCATATCAACCCATGCATCGGTATACCGTTTACCTGCAGTTTGTGGTCTGCTGTGGCATTTGGTAGTCCGTCAGTACCAACTAGTAGCCTATCCTGTACTTGTAGGTTATCTATTGTACTTACTTCTTTAACTGAGATGTTGTCAAAGTCTGTATATGTACCGTCTATATTGTTTCCATTCCATAGCTGAATATATGTAGTTGTGTCTGCTGCAGTAAATAAATACTCTATATTCCCAAATGAACTAGATGGTCCTGTGTCTATTACTTTTCCTGAACTATTGGCAATGGAAGTCCCTAATCTAATAATATATTGCGATGCAGTTCCCTGAGCGATAGTAGCTGAAAATTTGTATGTTTGACCTACTATAGTTGATATAGGTTTGTTTGTATACGCATATAAGTTACCAACGGCTGTAACCCTACCTAGACCACTAACCCAAGTTATTGTCCCATTACTTGCACTCCAACCACTCACATCAGTATCAAAAGTACCATTAGCTACTAACTCTGGTCTACTGCTTAATAAACCATTCTTTTCTTGTATATGTTTACCCATTATATTATCTCCTCTGTATTTAGTGAGCCATCATCTAAGACAGTTATTTTGAATTTAGTTCCATTTGGTGACTTCATTATTACACCTGCACCAACTCCTGTAAGCTCAATATCTCCACTAGATTTTAGCATCATTTTAGTATAAGCTTCCGTCAAAAGAATATTAGAACCTACAAAAAATCTTAAATCTTGCTCTCCGTTTATATACCCTATTCCGCCACGATAAGCTGTTGTACCTGCACCAGTCTGAAAACCTACTAAAGCATCTGTTGTATCACTTGCTTCACCTATTTTAACAATATTGTCTCCACCAGCTACTCTTAATTTAGTCAAGTCTGTTGATGTACCGATACCAAAGTTACCATTAGACTTTATTGTTAAAGCATCAATCGTAGCACCGCTACTATTAACTACATCCAATTTCCAGCCTATTGGACAAGATGTCGCATCTGGTGTTCCATCTACAAAGGCTTGTAAGTTTGATTTTTTTGTACTTGCACCACCATTATACGCACCTTTTACTGTTAGTCTATAAACAGTATCTTGGTCATTTAAGCTTGCAGGTGTTGCTTCTGTACCACCATAAGCTGACATAATTGTCCTATTATGTAAGGCGTTTACATTGTAGCTAGTTTGTCCGTTATCCACATACCCATTTTTTGCAGTTTGTCTAAATGCTGTGCTAGCGTCACCATCTTGGTACACAAAGCCATTATCATCAACAATAACACTACTGTCTTGAATATCTCCAGTGGCACCATCAAATCTAACAATAGCATTATCCGTAGAAGCTACTTTTGCAACCTTAGTAGCAATATTATTAGCTGTAGTAGTAGCAAAATTTGGATCATCTCCTAAAGCTTGTGCTAGCTCATTCAGTGTATCTAATGTTTCTGGTGCAGAATCTATAACATCTGCAATAGCTTGGTCTGTTTCTGCTTTAGTATATGTAGTTGCTTGTAACGCCTTAGCAGCTAAGTCATCGACTAGCCCTGTAATAGCGCTTTGTGGATGTGAGTCTGCCTTGTCTCTAGCTCTTAACTGGTCATGTCTTGTAGCTGCAGGAGTATTTGTGTACGAAGCATTACCATCTCCTAGCTCTATTGTTACTGTCCTATCATTATTAGAATCAGTGAATGCAAATAACCTGATACCATACGTAGCTGTAGGGTCTACTGTTATAGCTGACGTAGTCTCGCTAAACTCAACATACCCTGGAACATTTGTAAGCTCTGGGCTAGTAGAAGTAAATAGCGTAGTCTCTACACCTCCTGTAGATCGTACGAACCCTTCGTACCTAATCCTAGTATCTCCATTAGTTGAATCAACTGAGCAGTATAGGTTAGCTACCCACTTACCTGCATCTATCACTGATGTGTCTATAGGTAGCCCAAACAGGAACACAGTACCTGCAGTCTCTCCCGCATTACATACTATAGTTTCTATATTACTCGCAGCATCCGGTGTGTAGTCCAGTGTCTTGTAGGCAGGATTGAGTGTGCTTGTAGCGCTACCGAAGTATAACGCAGCAGCGTACCCACCACTACCAGCAGCAATTGTCAAGTCACCACTACCAAGCAGCGTATCTCCATTTATGCTCTTGATATTAACTTGGTTTACTAGCTGATCTTGCTTTGTACCTATTTGTGCAGCCGTAGTTGCAGCGAAGTTCGGATCGTCACCTAGTGCATTAGCTAACTCATTTAGTGTATCTAGTGTCCCTGGTGCGCTAGCTACTAGGTTAGCTATCTTAGCATCCACTTCAGCACTTGTATCTGCGTCAGTTATCCCATACCCTGCTAATGTAGTAGCATTGTCAGCTTTACCGTCTAATGCTGTTTGTGTCGCATTACTTACTACTTTATTTATATCACTTGTATTATCTACTTGATCTAACCCTACATCTGCTTTTACTAACGTAACTACTCCAGTTTTACCTGCTACTGAGTCTACAGTGTTTACTTGTGCACCTGCTTCCACCCCACTTAGGTCAACTCCTACCGCACCTGTTACGTCAACATTATTTAGTGTTACTGTACCTTCTCTACCATTGAATGTATTCACTGCTCCTGTTGCTGCAAATACAGCAGTATTCCACATAGCGCCATCATATATCTTCAGCTCTTTTGGAACGCTTAACGTGTTGTAGTACATCATTCCTGGAACTAGTGGACCTCCATCGTTATCTACTATCGGGTCTACTGTTTTGCTACCTAGGTACACGCTCGTAAGGCTATCTGACGCAGTCACTGCAGCATTTGCGGCATTTACTGCTATTATGGCATTAGCACTTGCACTAGTAGCTGATGTTTCGGCTGTCTCAGCGTAGTCTGTGAAGTTAGCTAGTGTGTCTCCGAACTCCTGAGCTGTTCCTGTGTACCCTCGTTTAACTACATAAGAATACGCATCATCACCATTTCTAACTTCGAACCCGCCTAAGTTTACAGTCTCATCCGCATCTCCGTACATCACATACGTATCAGTCTCTCCTGGTGTTTGGAAGTCACCTTCTGGATCAGTAGTACCTACAGCAGTAACATGGTGTACGCTTTGTCCTTGGTCCCCCTTTTCACCTTTCTGTCCTTCTATACCTTGAATCCCTTGAATCCCTTGAATCCCTCTAGGCCCATCTTCTCCTTGGTTTCCTTGGTCACCTTTAACTACTCCAGTGTTATGACTAGTCCCATCACTGAATACTATAGTAATGGTATTATCATTATTATTAGTAACGCTTGTAACTGTTAGGTTATCACCATCAACCCCGTCATTACCTTGTGGTCCAGTAGCCCCTTGTAATCCTATGTCACCTTGTTCACCTTTAGCCCCTCTTATAGGGTCACTAGTAAACACCGTACCATCACTGAACGTCAATGTAATACTATAATCTGGGTTACTTTGTATGTCTGTAACTGTTACACTATCACCTTTATCACCTGTGTTACCTTGTACACCAGCTATTCCTTGTGGTCCTTCTGGTCCAGTTGCCCCTACGTCACCTTGTGGTCCTTGACTTATATTCTCATCTATTATTATTTGCTTTACAAACTCTGTAAAGTCTCCTACTATTTGTGCCATTAACTACTCCATTCTATTGTATCTACAGCCTCTGTATAGCCAACTATACTAGCTTCCAACTCTCCGCCAACCAGTGCGAATTCGTACACAGGTGTCAGTCCTATATCACCTTGAAGGCCTCTTTCACCTTGATCACCTTTTTGACCATTACGTACATCGATGTGCCCTAAGTTTAGCAACTCATCAGCATCACCATATATAGTATATGTATCTACCTCACCTACAGTACTGAAGTCACCTTCCGGATCAGTGGTGTTAGTGGGTGTTACATGATGTACGCTTACACCTTGCTTACCTCTAGCTCCTTGTTCACCGTCAATACCTGCCGGTCCTGCTACAGTACTCTTAAACGTATTAACGTTATTAAGTAAGAACTCCTCTGCTGCTTCTTCTATCTTATCGTGTATATTGAATATGATAGTACTCATTACCACTCCTTCTCAGTAACATCTGCTATAGTTACGTTTACACTACTTCCATTTATGTCTGCATAAGAAGCTACATCATAAACTAAGTTACCTGCACCATCAACATCAAACTCTACAACAGGAGTAAGCCCGTTATATCCTGATACACCTCTAATACCTTGTGTACCTCGTAACCCTTGTAATCCTTGCAGTCCTCTTGGTCCTTGTATACCTTGTACACCTTGTGGGCCTACAGCACCTTCTAATCCATCCTGTCCGTCTTGACCATCAATCCCTGCGTCACCTTTTGGTACTGTCAACGTAGTACCATCCCACGTCACATTACTACCAGGTGTCCCGGTAGCTACTACCATGTTAATGATGTTTAGCATATTAGCCAATGTACCATCTGTAATAGCTGTATTAATATCCTCAATAGCTCCTATCTGCTCTGCTACGGATCTTACTACATCATACTTACTATCTATCTCCCTATCAACAGCTAAGTCAACCGGGGACGTAAAACTAGTCTGTCTTCTCATCTAAACCCATCCTTTCTCTTGCACATTCCTACTAAGTGGACCATCTGCAGTCATCACTCCCAGTGTCTTAGCTCTCTGCACACTTGCTTCGAACCTTTGGTAGTGTGTATTGTTCTCTGCTTGTATATTACCATCAATCGAACCGTGTCCTCTGTACCCTATGTAGTGCAGCAATGCCTCAACTAACTGTACTGGTAGCTCTATGTCTTCGGCTAACGTTGCCGGTGTATTTACTATCAACTCTGGCTCTTTTACATATATCACACTAATGTATGCACCACTAGTAGCTACTGGTACCTGAATCTTATTCCAGCTAATCGTCATAATACTCAACGGATCATCTTCTTTATTAATACTAATCTCTGTACCGTCTTCCTCATACGCTGCACTTATGTACATCAAGTCATTAGGCAGCTTATATACTGTATCACTTATTCTCTCATAGCTATCATTGTTATCAGTTACTCTACCTAACTCTATAATGACTTCTTCTGTATCAAGAGGAAACCTCTTATACAGCTCTATCATACCTAAGTTAATGAACGATATGATAGAATCAGTATCATCCTTAACTGCTAGCTTCTTTAACTCGCCTTTAACAGCTAAGTCTATTACTTTTTCTACTGTCATTTCTATCCTTTAAATCACCCATTATAGCAATTTTATCCTTAATTCACTATTAACTAGAACACTGTCGAGCAACCCGATCCATGGTCTTCATCATGATTGAACCTAGCCCATATACTATCGATAGCTTCCTCATCACCGAACTCGCCACTTACCTGCTCACTCGGCAATCTAACATCAATCATACCCAGCTGACTGATACAGTCAATCGCATCATCATGCCCAGCAAACCCACTATATGTAGTATACTTCAACTGCTTCATAGTCTCTTGCATATCCGGAGTATCAGCTAGCTGTTGTGGAAACCACATCTTCTTATTCTGGAACTGCGGTAACATATATCTGAACCTCTCATGCTTATTAGTACCTGTACCCTTACTCAGTATCCCCTCTCTGGTAATCGGAGCACCTTTCTGCCTAGCAAAGCTGAAGTATTGATTCCTTTTCTGCATCATCTCTTTCAACGCAAACACGTGAGCCTTCTGCTGTCCATCTACTTCAATACCTACCTCAATGTGGTTTCCGTGTCTACCCCATGTTTGTAGCATTCTGAACAACTCATTATATTGCTCTTGTATACCTTGTCTTCTTACACACACATCTAGTAGGAAGTAATCTCCATTATGACTCACAGCCCATACCATCAGCCCACTGAAGTCGCTCTTAGCTTCACTTGTAGTTGTGAAGTCAGTAGTAATATACAGTGTATACGCACCTAAGTTCTGCATAATATTCTCTCTATTGTACTCTTGAATCAAGCTGTCTGGTACCATTCTATCTTCTTCGTTCGCCATCTTAAGCATACGCTCTTGATTGAATGCTCTAGTAGTATTACTCTTAACTGCTTGCAGATACTGCTCCCTAACAGCCTCATACGGATGCATTTCTATCCATGCTCCTCTGAATTCTGCTTCAGTAGTAGTCTCATCTATCTTCTCACATATCGGTATAGCTACAGGCGTATACGACCCATCTAATAGTGTCTTAACATTTGGATCCTGTAAGTGGAATGGTGTAAACACATTAATTATCTTACCTTTACCACCACCTTTCAGTGCATTGATCGCATCGGCATTAATCATGTCCTCTAAGTTGCCCATTATCGTCTCCGAGTAAGCAGCTGCCATATTTGGGATAATATCATCGAACAGTATCCAATCCGGTCTATGTGCACCATGATTCGACCTAACCCCCCTGATATTACCAGAACTTGCTCCCATAGTCCTTAACAGGAACACTCTCTTATCTAGCTTCTCATTAGCCTTAACCGGCTTTCTAACCCATTCAGCCTCTGTCTCTGTAAACCTCATACTCTCGAAGTAGCTCTTACAGAACTCACTATCTTCACACATCGATCTCAATGCAAGTGCCATTACACGCCCACCACCTTGCGCACTAGCACCTACAGCTAGTATGAAGTATATTGGACCATAATTCGGTACCTCGCCCTTAACTGCACAGTAAACAGGAAGGAATGCTGTAATCACACTCGACTTACCTAAACCCCTACTCATCATAATAGCTATACGCTTATTATTGATATTAATCTTATCCTGTACTTCCTTACTATATGGGTAGTTCTCCCTAGTTACATTGCCGAACAGCAAGTCTACTATCCAGTAGTGTACCAACGGTGAATCGAACTCAAAGTCCGCTCCATTGACTAGCCTCATTATATTGAAGAAGTCAATCGCATCAGCACTAGGTATGTAGTTCCTGAACTCCAAGTCTATATTAAGTAGTGCTTCTTCTATATCAAATACGCTATCGTTATGCTTAGCCATCTACTATCTCCGCATCCAGTACTACTGCATTACCTAGCTTCTGTGCATCTTTCATACTGTATCCATTCTCCAGCATCTTTCTCTGGTTATTAGCTAGTACAGCTAGTTGCTCATTCAACTGTGTCTGCATATCTTTAGTCTCTGCATTCATACCTACACTCAATTCTATCTGAGCATTCTCTGGTGGTTTAACGTGTGTCAGTAGCTTATCAGCAGCACTAATCCTATCCTTACTATAAGCAGCATCTGTCATTTCCTTGGCTAACACAGCTACAGCCTCATACCTTGACGACTGGAACATTAAGTGCAACGGCATATCACTCTGTGTCAGTATCTTCTGTACCATCGGAGTACGTCTGAATCTACTAGCTGCATTAGTTAGCTCTCTGTATTCCATACTCTCAGTATCTACACCAATCCTATCAATAACGAACTGATCACTTGCTCTAGCTCTTCTGTACGCCTCTGTCACATTCTCTTCTGATTCCAAGTATGCACAGAACTTCAACGCATTAATGTAGTTCCTCATCGAGTACTGACCTTCTAGCATTACATTACTATATGTAAGCAAGTTATCCATGAACTCATCACCGTTGAACATCGGATCACTATTAGCTTCATTTAGCATCTTAGCTGTCTCTTCTGTAATTGTATTCTTCTTAGCCGGGAATAGTTCCTTCAGCTTATCTACTGTATATTCAGTAGTCTCTCTTTTTACTATACCTAATCCCATTAGTAGTTCACCAGACCTAGGTCAATCATTAGTAGTAGTCCCACTATAGAAGCTACTAATATAGCTACCTTGGTTTGCTCTTCTAATCCTATCATTTATTATCCTTTACTTTTCCATGCATCAATACCATTACTATTCAGGTACCTAACTACATAGTCATCACTGTCAAGCACTAGCTCAACACCATTATCCACAGCTAGTCTATAGACCCACTCTGCTTCATCTTCTTGTCTATTGTCTGTAGTGTAATCACTACTTTGTATTGTTCTGATATGCTGATACTCCCCATCTTCTGTATAAATACCAAATTCCACATTACTGTGTTTTCGTCCTATACCAGCTATACCACTACTATTTTTAATCATAGTTTATCCTTTAATATCTAATTATACAGTACTAAGTCTTAAACTACGGTTAGTGTTCCTTATTCTTATGCTTAGTCTTCCTACTATACTTAGTCTTATCCGGAACACTCTTAGTCCTAAGGTCAATCTCTCGTCTAGCAAACAGCTCTTTATTATAGTCTCGTTTTTGTTTAGTACTCATAGCTATACTCTTCCTCTTCCCTCTGTAATCTAAGTAACTTACTTCTAGCTGCTACATACTTCCTAATCTCTGACTTAGTGTAGAAGGTATTAGGCAGACCATTCATTAAATCTAGTACCATCAACTCGTAGCTAATATCTATATCTTCTTCTATGTCCCTACTCACCGTTAACTGCATCTACTACTCTTTCATAGGCTTTTATAGCTGTATCCTTATCTAGTAGGAAGCATTCAGTCATACCACTCCACTTCTTACCCTCACAGTCAATCTTATCATCTGCAAACTCCTGATGTAAGCTAGTCTCTTTAGTAAATACGTCATCTACTTCCCTATCTCTCACTATCTTGATAATCGGTGTACATCTATAACAATCAAAGTAACTACCAATAATCTGTAGCATCCTCTCCTTACTGCTATGTCCACTTGCCTTACCGAATTTGTACGCAGGTTTATCATAACCTCCCACATGTATCTCCATTAGGTACAATCGCTGTACCTTCTCCTTACCTAGGTTCCTACTTACATTGAACTTCATTATCTGTGTATTCTGATAAGTGTAGTTACTTCTTCTACCAGATTATGCGGTACTATCATCTCATAACCACCATCTTCTGCACGTGTTGGTACTATGCCTAGGTCGTGTAACTTAGCTGACAGCATAGCCCATCCTTCTTCGTACGTATCCTGCATACTATAGCGACTAGGACAAAATGTAAGCTTCTGAGGTTCTTCATTATACTCTGCAATATGTTTAGTTATTCTAGCACTTAGGTACTGTGTCTTATTGCTTTTAGGTGCAACCACTACTGACCTAATCTCTTTATGTCTTATCGTAGTTACTAGGATGTCATCTGTATTAAACATGAACCCTTCATAGTTACCTAGGTATACAACACCGCTTTCAGTGTATACTACAAACCCGGTACCATCTTCTAGTTCCTCTACCACTCTATATTCTACGAACTCACTAGTAGTTATCACTACATCCTCTATAGCTAGGTCTACCATTATCGGTAATCCTAGTAACTCTTTTGTCTTATTCTTTATTAACTTTATCATATTATACCTTATTATTTTTCTTCTACTTTAAACTTGTAGTTAGCCAGCTCCGCATATTTCATCCTAGTTGCTATGTTATCTGTAGTTATGTTATCCATCGCAACTGAAGTGTAGTACCATGCCTTACCAGCTTCTGTCTTTATATACGCATCGGATGACCATTCTACTTTATTGCTAGTATCTTCAGTGACGTTCATCTCTTCAGTCGTCTTAATGATCTTAGCTATACCAGTCACCTTGTTAGTTGTAATGGTTATACCTTTAGTACTGTCGTACACTTTTATACTATTACCGTTAAACAGCGGATCTATATACTCCGGTCTGTGCTTAGCTATGTATACTGCATTCTGCAGTGTCCTGTGACCTACTGCCCATTGTTTGGCTATATCACTTTGCTTACCTTTGGTAGTCTGGTATTGTTTTAGTGCACTCATTACCTTCTGCGTATCTGTTAGGTTCCTTCTAGTATTTAGGCTCTTTACAATCTTAGCCACAGTAGCATAATCTAGTTCTGGACTTAGTACTCTAGTTGTTATAGGAGTATCAGTAGCTACGCAAGCTATCTGTCTGCATCTACCGTCTACAACCTTCTCTCCAGTACCATCATCCCACAGTACAATATCATCCTGCAGCCCGTTAGCTCTTATATCTTCAGTGAGTGCTAGTTGTTCCGCTTCGCTGGCTAGTGCTACTATACCAGCTAATTCATGTATCTCGTATGTCATTTATATTCCTTATGCGTATATTATACGGTAATTGTGCTTAATTAGTGCTTAGCTACAGCTTATGTATTCTTTACATGTCACAACATCTCCGTGAGTCAGGTTAAACCACTCCCCTACACACTTTTTATGCGCAAACATACCATGTAAGTAGCTTTCAGCGGTTATAGCTTTTTCTCCTAGCGCAGCAAACATAACTAAATCTAACTTTCTGCCATTACCACTTTGTAGCGATAGCATTCTCTTAGTTATATTAGTAGTTATTCCTATCTTCGTTAGCTCGCCATCAGATACTATGTATACGCCGGTATCTGTTACTTCTTCCAGGTACTTACGTTTCTTACTCTCCGCTCTCTTCTCCTTATCTGCTATTCTTCGTAGCTTTAGGCATTCCTTACATACAGAATTAAGTCCATTACTGCTAGCTGAGCACTTAGTAAACTTTTGTTCGCCTTGAGGAACTGTGCACTCTTTGTTTCTACATTTATGCATCTGTTTTACCCTCTTCCACTATACGTAACATCGTTAAAGCCTTAGCCACTATTTTAGCTTCACTTACATTTGTTATACCTATTTGCTTTACGTACATACTTTTCACTACTTCTAGTGACTCTATTGCGTCTTCAGTTAATCTGAATGTTTTACTTTTTGTCATTATATTCCTTTATAGTTATATACAATTATACAGTATAATTGCTTAATGTTGTCTTACATTGTAATACAGTGCGTATAAATGCGTACTTGTATTCGGTAGCTTTGTTATATATAACTATCTATATGTTGTGCGTAGTTGGTCTCAGGTACGTATAAATGCGTATTTAACTTAAACGAAGCTTAACCTCATGTAGGGAATTTTTATATTTTTGTGTATGTGATTAGGTTCCTATCGTGTACCTTTCATACATAGTCCAAGCAAGCTTCTTACCTTGTAGGAACCTTCTTAGTTCTTTGCTTATAGTAGCTTTCTTTCTAGTGTTGCCTAGAGCTAACTCTTGATCTACTATCCATTGTGCGGCACTTCCACAGCTAATGAACTCCTGTCCTGATACTACTATACTCTTACCTGTAGCCTTTACCATGTCTTCTACCGTACCATATACCCGCTCTACTTCTTTCTTCTTCTCGGCAGGATGATTAGCTCTATAGTACGCCATATTCTCTGCTTTAGTACACCATCTTAGATTATCCACGTGGTTATTAGTTTTGTCTTCATCTATATGATCTATATCATATTTACCTTCTATAGCTGGTATGAATGCTGTAGCTACTAGTCTATGTACTGTACAAGTCCACTGTTTACCTTCAGCATTGTATATACTGGCTTTTCGGTACCCACTACCTTTAACGCTCTGCGTAAGCTCCTTTGTACTACTTGTGGCATAGCTAACTACTCTACCATCTTCAGTAATTCTGTATCTACCTTCATACCCTACTATCCATCTTGCTTTTACTCCATCGTACTCTATTTCGTATTCCATACTTGTTCCTTTGTTTTATTTATATAATTATAGCGTTTACTTACTTATAACTTGCTTAGGGAGGGGGGCTTCATGTGTAGGAAAATATTTCTGCTGGGGCGATCTTGGTATACTCCCCACACAATCATTTCGAATTGACCGCCCCCCGTAAGCTGCTAAGCATCCTTTATTTCTCTTGCCCTTCTTTACTCACACACATCCAACGCTACCTGTCTCTACCCTTCATAGGTTCGCTTCGCTCACATCGAGTGGTGGTAAGTAGTAGGTAGTCGTTAAACCATATACAGCATTGACTAGCTGTACCTTAATCATATCATAAAGGGTATAAAGTGGAAAGTTTAGTATTAGTTTTAAGTATAGTTATTGTAGTTATTTGGGTATTATCTTGGTTCAGTGGTAAAGAAACAAAGAATGTAAAGAAGGACTTAGCTTCAGTTGTTGGTTTAGCTACTGAGGAGTGGAAAGTAGGTATGCACAAGCAAGCAGTTATATCTGATAACGAATGGCTATCTGATTTAGAAGAAGAGTTCGGACTTGATAAAGAACAAGCAGTAGCTAACTCTCAAGCATTACGTGCTAGTTTAACTGGTAAACAAACTAAGAAAGAGGAGACAAAGTAATGTTACATAGATTAGGATTATGGGCAATGTCTGCTCAGTTACGAATGGTTAACAGCTATGGTGTGTCTGCATTAAAGAACAATGTAGTACTTAAACTAACTTGGCTTACGGTACATAAGCTAACATCACTAGCAAGGAGCAAGTAATGACTATTACAACAGCAATCGGTGGGGACGCAACTCACCAGAAAGTAGCACTATCATACATCAAGCAGGGCTTAGGTCCTATTGAAGCTATGTCTGCATTAAAGCTAACTAACTATACAGTTAACGTTGGTGGTACTAACTACAAAGTTAAGGCATCATCAGTTGCTAGTATCATTACTGGCTTTAAGCTAATTGAACATCAAGTAACTAGTGGTAAAGCTACTTGTACTAAAACGAAAGGACTACAATGGAAGTAATTGATATGATACCAGCGGGATTGGTAGTATGTATATTGGGAGCTATAGGTTATATGAGCTTCTATATTATCGATAATGGGGGCAATGATGTTTGATAAACTATGTAATTGGTTCGCAAAGTGGCTATAATGTTTGAGCAACGACTAACTTATCAGGAGCAGAATATTGTTACTATCAAGGCACTACTAGTTGATATTGCTCAGCCAGTAGTAGAAGTTACTCCAAGTGAGGAATACATAGCAGGTATTGACTTGTCTGCATATCAAAGCTAGCTCTTCGGAGTTAGTTTATTTTTTCTTTCTACTCTCACACTGTACTCGCACACCCTTTGCAGAGAGGCCGGGAGTGAGTCTTTACATTCTACTCTCAATTCAATCACTCTCACCACACTTCGTGTGTATCTGATGATGGTATACGCATTGTAGTACGCACTGTAGTTTGTATTGAGTGGATAGGCTTGTAGTGACATTGCATTTTGTTAACTTTATGTGAGTTTTCATTGCAATTTGTCATTATTGTATAGTTTCTATACAGTTATATGTGGAAATGTAGGGTGGGATTGTATAGTTTCTATACTTTCTTGCTACTTCGACTATACTTTCTTGCAACCCAGTTGCATTTTGCTACTCCAACCCTGATACACCAACATACACTGCAACCACTTTGCAACTAACCACAATCCGTACACAATCACTCACCTGCATCAACCTTCGGTTGTATCTATTGATGGTACATTCAACCGAGCCACTACTAGTAGTTCCGTTGAGTTTACTACTGAGTAAACCAATCCAATCAACCTAGAAAGGGGTAACAATGATAGAATTTACTATAGCCATCGTTATAGCAATCATCCTATGGAATCTGCGTACAGCATTCTACAACAAAGCAGATGTGTTCAAAGAACAAGTCGAAATCTCTGTAACTACTAATAAAGTGGAATTACAAGACGACTACGATGAACTCATCAAGCTAATTGAAGAAAAGAAGCAATCACAAAATGGTAAGTGGCATACTATGAAAGACATAGACAAGCTTATGTATAACGACGAAAGTAAGTAACCATTATGAAGTACTTGCTAGCAATCAGTGTAGCTATACTATTAGCTACTTGTGTAGTATTCGCTAAGCCAGCTAACAGCAACTCAACCATTACGAGTATGTTCGGCACTAAACCTGCAAGCATTAGCTTCTGGTCAGCATCTGTTAAGTCTTAGACTTCACCCATTCCCAATAACAAAGAGAGAACCAAATGACAACAATTAATAAATTAAACAGTAAGAAATCAGTAGACAGTACATTAAAAGCATTAAGACAAGAAGACAAGAAGCAAGCATTGTTATTAAGAAAAGTATATACACATATCATCGAGAGAGAGTATACTACTGTACCAACTACTTCTGATGAACTATTAGCTGTATATGCAGGTAAAGAAGATATCACTGGACTTGACGCTACTCCATTACTTATGTCTATCGAGTTTACTACTACAGAGGACGAGCAACCAGCTACTGAGCAAGTATCTGTTACTACTGAGTCGACTACTGTAGAAGCAACTGATTACGACAATATGTGTCCAGCACAACTAACAAGCATACTACTAGCTGACTTAGGTTCTGAAGTAGCTAGTGAAGTAGTTAACATGACAACTGGTCTTAAAGTTAAGCTAGATATGCTAGATGAGCTTAAAGCCCTAATGAGAACTAACTTCAGTGATATTAGACCTGAGCTACTAACAGCTAGATTAGCTAATGCATTAGCACTTACTAAGGAAGCAAAGGATAGTAGCTTGCATACATCTAACGGTAACTTATCAGTATATGAGTTCCTTAATTCTGACAAGAGGCTTGATAGCAAGAACTATATGTTTATGGCAGACATAGAGGCAGACGCTACAGCTAGCTTAGATATTCTAATCCTAGAAGGAGCGTTAAGAAGCTACAAAGCACAAGTTGCATTAGGTGCATTACCTGTACCACCAAAAGAGCTTATCCTAGCAGTGTCTAAAACTATCAACGGCGTAGTTGAGGTTACTGAAGATAACAAGCAGAAAGTAGCAGGTATGACATTCTAGACACCGCACAGTTGAGTAGGGACTAAGCCCTACATAAACCACTTACCATTACCATTATAAAGAGAGAGAAAACAATGTTACCAAAGATACTAAACAAAGAACTTAACAGATTATCAGTGCTATCAGATAGCAAAATAGCAGAATTCCTTGAAGCTTCAGTTACTACAGGCGATACTATTCCAATGTTAGTCGGTAGAGTAGCTAATATATTACTAGCTACTAAAGCAATTAGGAGCATCAACAATGGTACGTATAACTTCAAGAAAGTACTACTAATCCGAATCAGTCAAGTAGCTAAAGACCTTGATTTCGATACAGTAAGCGAGACTAAGGTATCTATAGCTAAGGATGGTGGATTAGTATGTCACGATGTAATTACAATCATTGGAGAACAAGAAAAGAAGCAGTATAATAAGTCTTGGTACAGCGAGCCTGAGGATTTTCAAGACTATGTTATCCTTAAGGGCAGTAATCGTAAGTTCACTAACAACAGTACTGACCTACTAGAAGAGAAGCTAGCTATACCTATGATGGTTAAGAATATCGACCCTATGTTTGTTGACCTATATACAGTACTACTTTATGAGGATAACAAAACTAAGGTTAACGATAGTAACTACCACGGTAGACTGCTTGAAGTAGCTGAGTGGACTAAGTGCAAGCTTGGTCAGGAGTACTCTAACTACCGTAAGCTTGACTCTAACTCACGTAACTATCCACTTAACCGATATGGCTTTGCATACGAGTATGGTGACGCTTTCGAGAAGTGGCTTATCGAACCAGCTACTCCTTGGCTAGTTGATGATAACGAAGTGGAGCTTGCTAAGAAGTATCTCAGTGATGAGTTCAAGTGTAAGCAATATGATACTCTAGTTAACAACGCTAAGGACAAGGTAATCGAAGCGTTAGCTGATTTCGAACTATACCAAGCTGGCAAGATAGTGGACTTCAGTATCACGCATAAGGAACTTGGTAAGCTACTGCATATCATTGACGTGAATGAGAACATCATCGAGAATGTAGGCAATTATACTACTTCTTGTGTATCATTCGACTTTACTAACTCTGGTGGAATCAACGCAGCTAACCAGTTTGGCGATGAGAAGTTTATGAATGCTACTAACTTACTAGGTAACGATAAGTTTGATACTCATCAAGCTGTAGCTAACCATCTTGGCCTTATCCGTGACGACGCTAAGTCAGTTATGCAAGGTCCTAACCACGGTGGTCGAGTAGTTGACGAGCACGTTGATATGGTTGAAGCAATCTTCGGAGAGCGGTACAAGTACATTCATATGATGTCTCAGTACGGCATGAAGATAGCCGACGCAGGTATCACTGAAGTAACTATCGAGCGACCTGATGGTGTATGTGCAGTATGGTATCCTTACTCTATCAACTGTCCAGTACCTATGGAGGATGGTAGTGTAGTTGACGCTATTATGCCATATAACTCAGCTATCGGTAAAGCTAAGCACAGAGGACTAGCAGTATCTATCCTACACTCAGCGGACGCATTCACTGAGCACTACATCCAATCTAACTTACTAGCTATGGGTATTCATACTAAGACTACTTTGGACAACTTCTACGGTAAACCATCTATTAAGGAACTAGTTATCGAATTAACTTTCGAAGCACTGGAAATCATGGAGGGCTATGCAGAGCGACAACTGCAGTCAATCGAACGGCAAACTGGTATCCTTAGGGACGGCAACTGGCAACTACCTGAGCGAACTCACGCATTAGTAGTTAACGATAACATTATGTAATGTAACCCGTAACTGGGTTATGTTACTTTTATTTTTTCCTTGTCTACCGACGGTCTCTTGACAGAGTGTCCTACTGCCGTAGTGCCTACCTTATTTTTTCTTGTTTTCTATTTAACTGTGCAAACTACACGATAAAGGAGTAACAATGACAGGCACAATCATATTCTTAGCTTTCTTAGCTTTGATGGCATATCTTGATACCTACATAGGCAAATCAAGCAACAACGACCGGTACAACAATAGCAAGTACAACGAGGACAGTAGCTATGGCGATTACGATGATGAGGACTATGAAGCAATTCCTGAGTGGAAGCTGTACACTGGTAATCTTATGTATATGCCTGCACCACTCAAGCGTCAGTATCTTCACTCACTTGAATGGGAAGGACTCAAGCTACTACGTTTAATCGTCGCAAAGGACCGATGTGAGTGCTGTGGATCTACTACTCGACTCGAGCTTCACCACGTAACCTATGAACGGCTAACCAATGAGGACATCGACGACGTACGAATTGTATGCAGATCTTGCCATCAGAATATACACGACAAGCTTGGCATGGATAGAACCACCAAGTACCCAATAACATAACAAAGGAAATAATATGTACAAACTATTAAAAGAAGCTCTGGCAGATATTACAGAGCTATATAGATTACACCCAACAGAGGAGAACGCGGAATTACTCAATCAAGCCGAGGAGCACTTAGCTACTTGCGAGGAAAGCTACCCTGAATTAGCCAACGCTGATTCTACGGACATAGCTATACTTGAAGGACTAGATGCTTCAGCTGAGGCGCTATCCGAACATGACCTTGAATTACTACGTAAGATGGGTCTATAAGGAACTACAATGAAACTAAGAGAAGCACTATACTCAGGTAGTGAAGCACGAGTAGGCGACTTATGTCAACGAATAAGTCCTAACAGAAACACAGTAAAACAAGGAGACATTATGTACGTACTGGTAAGCTACTGCTTGATAACCAATACACCACCTGAAGTCGTTAAGACATTCAGCCAAAAGAAACTAGCTACAAGAGCTAAACACAAATACCTACGAAGTAGAGGAAAGCACTACCTTTTTGGTAGAAGTTTTAAATACAAAGTATTAAAACATCATCAATTTTATCTTAGACACTGGCAATAAAAAGGAGGCACCATGAGTTTAGCACTAATAGGAATAGTTATCATGGGATTCCTAAACTACGTCTTTGCCGGAACAATGAGTGGTATGGTTATAGCTATGGGTGTATCCTTCCTTATTGGAGTATACCTATACTTCTCACCACCTAAACTAATGGCTTAAAGGAGCTTACAATGGCAGTATTAGATTTTTACCATTTAGGTACAGAGGCAACTGACAGAACACCACTCAACCAAGAATGTAGAGACTATGTATTCAATTTGTTCGTAGAAGCAAGTAAAAGAGGTGTAAGATGCTTAGTAAATGACTGTCCTGTAATGGAGAGTCCTATGATGCTATTCTGTAAACTTAGAGGGGAGTACGAGAATATTCCGGAATGGCATGCGATTACACTACGTACATTCCAACTTATTGAAGATATTTTAGATAACCCCAATAAGTGCAGAACAAGCATGCAAATATCATTCGAAGAACATTTCTCTGTGGAAGAAAAGCAGGCTATAAGAGATACGATAAACAAAATATATACTAACCCTTGGAAGTACCGATATAAGGAGGTATCATGATAGAATATCTATTATACACGTACATAGCCACTGCGTTTATTGGTATAGTGCTAATAGCTTACTGCTATTTATATGACTACTCAAGAACGCCTATGGATTACTACATCTACCGAATAGTAGGTATACTACTACTGATTCCTGTAGTAGGTTCATTGTTACTTCTGTTTTTTATTATGTTTGTAATAGCAGATAGTATCATAGACTATAAGGAGAACTACAATGATGTACACCCCGAATAACGACTCTTCTGACTTCTTCCACATGCTAGCTGACATACTCGAAGCTAGGGAAGCGGAGTACGAAGCACAGCAAAACTACATCAAATTTTGTAAGGAGCAAACCGCCCAATATTACAGCAAAAAGAATCATATTAGGTTCAAACTAAAAAGGAAAAGACATGCAAGGTAAATCATACTACGACAAGTTAGGCAAGATGCCTACAAAGCAACTCAAAGTAGCTCTTAAAACAAAAAGTGGTGTACGTAGAAACCCATCCGTAGCTGACATCAGAACAGCCATAAGTGAGCAAGACATTACAGGTTGCTACACGCATAGACAACATAGGAACATATCATGATACGTTTACTATCAGGTACTGTACTCATGTTAATGGCGATGACTATGGGCGGTCTACACGTAGCCTTTACAGGGGACGTAACTTTAGCACAAGCAGTTGCCCGTCTTGAACACGTTAATGTCTTTTTACTTGGACTATTTTTATTCGTAACAGGTGTAGAAGATAAGGTTGGTTCAAAAAGTAGGCCTGCTTTTGTACTACTAAATAATTTAAAGGATAAATAATGGAAATAACTATTAACTATACAGGTGGGGATAACAACCCTGAAGTAAAAGAGGCGGTAGAAGCTTTAGGCTTCATACCCAACGATAAGATGTACTTCCGTTGGTCTGCTGATACTACTTTAGAAAATCTGTGCCTGCTGGTAAACGAGCTAGATACTTATGTCTGTACCCTAAGAACAGGGTTTAATAAACATAAGGAGGTAATCTACTCTTTGGACTTATCCGAAAACCGTAACTTAAAACCTTAAAAGATTGGAATACACGCAGGACTCCTAATCGAGTCTTGTACTATGTGTTTGTTTCCAGTACTGCATAACGGCGGCTAGGCCATTTCAACACGTAACAGGTGTAGACACAGCATAGGCAACGCCAATAAGCCCTTATACCCGTAGAATCTACTACAACAAGCTAGCCTATATGTGGCTATGAACAACTACTCTCTAATTTATACAGGTACGGACTATGCCAAGTTCGTATCTTACCTTACATTTAAGTAACTAATCTAGTTATTTATATGTGACGTAAAGAATGATAAGTAACGTACATAACATACACTACTAATGACAATATACCTCTACTTTTACATACACTACAAGGAGCAAATTATGACTAAAATTACACAATGCAGAGATCACAATAAACCACGAAGAGTAACGCCACCTAAAGCGGTTAAGCCTATACCTACTACTAGTAGACTACCTGATGTACCTACTAAGCTCAAGCGTACTGGTAAGCTTAAGATTACTAAAAAACTTGATGTATTAGCTTCTAAGAACTTACCTTTAAATAAGTTGTTCTCATGAAAACTGGTATGCCTACTAAAGTAGCTGCCCATGTCATCAACTATGGCTGCATTGAGCAGCTTACTTGGAAAGAAGAAGAAGCTCAACCACTAACTTCAGAGGAAGTTTTGGAGTATATCATAAAGGATAACTAATGAAACTAACAACACCAGAACAAGCTAAAGCATTATGTGAAAAAGCACATGCTGGGCAATTTAGAAGGGATGGAGTTACTCCATATGTTACACATGTGATTGCTGTAGCCAATATGATGAATACACCTTATCGTAAGATATTAGCATACTTGCATGATGTTATTGAGGATACAGATTATGAATTGACTGATTCTTGGCGGAAAAACTTAATTACTCCAGATGGAGAAGTTATTGAAATATCAGATGACTTATGGATTGATCTTAACTTGCTCACTAAAGACCCTGACCTTACTTACGAGCAGAATATACGTCGTATCAAGGACTCAGGCCGAGCAGACCCAATTGCTGTTAAGATTGCCGATAACTGCGATAATCTATCTACAGGTACTGGTAAACAAAAAGAGAAGTACTTAACTATATCTCTACCAATTCTACTGGAGGCCTAGTACGGAAATTATAGGTTGGCTGTTTATAACAGTATTGGCTATCGGAACGACTATCTACGCCATTAGCATTTACATGTTTGTTACAGGGTTTACGAGTAAGGAAGATGATTATCTTTGGCTTTGGACTATTCTAGCAGGACTACTTTGGTTAGCGAGTATTAGTACCTTTCCATTTACTGTCACAATGAATTAAAGGATTAACATGAAACTCAGATTTAAAGTCGGAGACAAAGTCACTTACAATCATTGTTTATTTGAAATAACAGGCGTAAATAAAAAGAAGAAGCAATACGACTGTAAGTATGGGCATAGTATCTCGTTTACATCACAGCATATATGGAAGCTTAAAAAGGATTAACATGACACTACAACAAATGAAAAAACTGTACGAACAAGGTAATCACATTGCGTTAGTTAAACAGCAAACTATTACACAGGACTGGTTTAAACTTCATCCAGAATTTGATGGATTTACAGATGCTAGAGAGTACCAACTCATCAACAAAAAGCACAGATACATCCTAGACGCATATTTGGATGGTTGTGAGGTTTACTTTGCAGTTATTGGTAGTAGCAAATTTATTAAAGCCGACAACTTCATTAGTAACTACTGTGAGGAGTACTCTTATTTATGTGTACCGAAGTCACTGGAGAACTGCTACTGCCTAGGCAGTAAAGAAAATTTTGATAGGCTAGTACAACACGGTTGCAAAATCAATGGATTGTGGCACGACAGAGTAGCTTACTGGTGGGTATGCCCTCAAAGAGGTATTACCCAAATATGTGAAGGAAGCCCTGCTCAATTAAGTAGCCGATATATAGAATACGATACAATTATACAAAACTGGGTATATTGCCCGAAGGAGACCGAAGATGGAACTACTAATACCAAAGCGTCTACTCAAACGGTGGATGAACCGAGCAAAGAGCAAGTCTCACTTAGCCTAGTGGATCCTATTGTACCTATAAACAACTTCGAAGAGTACGGCTTCACTGCTGTTAATACAAGACTAAGAGGTACTATCTATGAAGAAGTATACTGTGACAGAGGTCATGATACATCTTTTTACGGGAAAGTATTTAACTTGCGTTCTGATGCTCCTATGAGTGTAACTTGGGATGAAAAAGGTACCTGTTCATTTAAAGATGAAGGAACTTACGATCTCACACCAATCGTGAAGGAAGTTTACCCTATATTTAAGAAGAGTCTTATTACAGATACTATATTCAGACTAGACTCAGACGAAGAGTATGTTGTTGTTCTTTCAAGACTGCTAGGAGAAATTGGAGCTGAGTACTCTCCTATGAGTAGCTTAGATGATGTTCCGTACGACACTGAACGAGGTCTTTACCACGGTCAGCCAGTGTGGTTACATGCGCCTTATGAAACATCTATACGATTTTACACCGTAGAGTATGAATCTGTAATGGACAAAGAAAAAGAACTAATATCTACTATAGACTGCACTATAGAACCAATCCCACTCGAAGCACTTAAAAACATGCCTTGGGTGTGGGAACAATATAAGGCCTTAGAGCTATAGGAGGAATTATGTCATCAGGATTTACAGGATTGTGGTTTGATTGTAGAGCCACTATGCGTAGATGCTTCTTTGGAGGATATAATGTGAGCGTTTACCAAACAGGTGCTTATGAAACATCTAATATCATAACTACAAGAGAACGTCACCAAGTAACAATACACTTTAAAAGTAAGTTTAGAGCTATGCTGTATAGAGCACGCATCAATAAGCAACAACGACCTACAATACCGGAAGGAGTTGGTTAATGTACGACCCAATACCAGCCTCCTTCGAGGAGCTGCTTTGGTCAGTAGGAGAATTGGAACGACTCCTGTAAAATAACTAGGTTCCACCTGAATGGGGGATTCCGTTGGTAAGGCGGTCTCTATGAGGCTTTCTGTATCGTTTAAGTTACAGTAACAGGCTAAGTTCGAATCTTAGGTCCTCCAACATATGTACCTATTGACGGATTGTCACTATACTGGCCACTAGTGCTGTATAGAGTAGTTTCAATACTATTAATCGAGGAAGGAAGCCTAGGTTCGAGTCCTAGGAGGTACCACATGTTGATGTCATTTCTATTGGTAGGGTCCGCAGGGTAGTCCTGGGAAAGTAGAGTTCGATTCTCTACCATCAACACCATATGCCGACTTAGCTCATTGGAGAGCAGAGCAAAAGAAGTATCGGGGTTTTACATCTTGCAATAGCAAGACTTCTCCCTATTAGCTTGTGTAGGTTCGAATCCTAGTGTCGGAACTAAAATCAAATTAATCATCGCCATGATGAAATCAAAGGACGTAAAATGGCACAACAAGTGGAAATGAGAAGAATCTCTAAACACAAAAAACAAAGAGTAGGCGTAGTTTACGCTAATAGTAAAAGCACAAACAGAACATTAAAAGATGGTGGTCAGTATGTATTTATCACAGGTACAGGCTCAAAAAGAAGGTCTGAAACAAAACACATGACAGAAGCTCAGGCAATTGAGTACAAAGACAGACTAGAGAGAGGGTAACCTTTCTCATTAAACTGATGCCATCTAGCAGTTAGGGTAGCGCTACCTCATGAGGAAAACTTGGACGCAAATCCCAACATCAGTGCTAACTAGAACTGTATTCCTAGTTTAAGTACCTTTGTACCAACGCTAAGTTGGAGGGGCCTCACTTACGTAACTCTACCCACACCGAGGGTACACCAAGTTTGAGTCTTGGGAGTTGCAACCTACCGCCACCTTAATTGTAAGTCTTACATTAAATTACATATGTAAGCCACCTCGGTACAGGTGTGATGTACCAACTTTTATATGTAGTATTAGCTTAATTGGTGCATAGCGGTCCTTAACTGGGATGCAGGCAGGGTTCGATTCCCGCATATTACATCAACTCAGTCTTGGAAGCAAGTCTGTTTAACTAGTCGTACATCCGGTACGCACGGTCCATGTAACGTTAAACATGGAGCTTTTATATGTACAAGTACCCACTCAGATGGAAAGAGAGCTACCTTTAACGAGGAGAAGACGTTGGTTCGAATCCAACATTGTACAATTAAGGTGCAGGCATACTCTTAGGAGGCGTTCCTACGATAGCGTATGTGTCACCGCCAATCCCTAAATCAAGCACATTTCTCCTCGTGTGTTTGGTTTAGCGATTAACTGCAAAGGATTAATTATGCAACATACAACAGTGTCATGTTTACAATGTGGCAGGTTATTCACTACTCTTGAGGAATTCCCTTCGATGTGTCCTGAATGTTGGACTTACTCACTAACTTTGACCACGTACGTATGGTCAACTACAAAGGATTAACTATGCCATCAACTAGATCAATCCCACCATCAATCTCAGTCATTCTTGACCGTATTGGTTACTGGCAGGAACAAGAAACCAAAACTACGTGCCTAGCTTACAAGCAGCACTGTGAGCATATGATATTCGAACTTGAGGCAATCAAGGAACTCGTAAAGGAGAAGGCATGAAACTACTACTATTAGCTTTACTAGCTACTCAACTATTCGCATCTAGTATTGATGTGAAGTGTCTCGCTTTGAATATATACCATGAAGCAAGAGGCTCTAACTTAGCTGACCAAGCTGCTGTTGCTGATGTTGTACTTAATCGAGTTGAATCTCGTAAGTACCCTAACTCCGTATGTGGAGTAGTCAAGCAAGGCAGAACCTGGAAAGGCAATCCTGTTAAACACAAGTGTCAATTCAGTTGGTACTGTGATGGCAAGTCTGATCGTATGACTGACACAGATGCAGCTAAGTCTGCTTACTACATAGCGCATCAGATGCTTGCTAATAACAGATTCCGTGGTATTTCTGAGGGATCAACTCATTACCATGCCAACTATGTTAAGCCTTATTGGGCTAAATCATTCGAACTGGTCGGTACAATCGGTCGGCATATCTACTATAGGAGTAACTAATGAATAAGCAAATGTTAGGCTTTGAAGAAGCCCATGAAGACACTACACCAGAAATGTATAACGAGCCTTGTGTATCAGGTAATAATTTACCAAACCGTTCAGGCATTGCACCAATGAACCGTAAAGATATAGGTGCTACAGTATTACATAACGATATATTGTACTATCTAGGTGAAGACGATTGCCATTATTTCGAGAAGGGTAAACTCAACCCTGCAGACTTACCTAAGCTTATAGATGACTTTATTGAACTTGAATCACTAACTGTTGACGGTAAAATAGCTTTTAATCGTAATAACCGATGGGTTAAGATTACTAGAAAAGATAAGAATGACTTAGTACATATAGCTATGGGCGAGTTTATCTTAACTTGTGATGTGTACTGGATTCCTTCTGTTAGGGAATTACTTGAACAAACTTTAACTTATTTGCAGGAGTAACTAATGAGTACAGAAGAAGAAATTAAACAACTACAAGCAACTATTGATGCTAAGACAGAAGAACTAAGAGTACTTAAACTTGAGCTTATAGTGAAGCAAGGAAAAGGGACTCTAGCTAGAGTGTCACATCTTATCGAAGAACCTGATGCACATTACGCAGTGTACGCAGTATACGCTCATCATTGGCCTGATAATGACTATAGTACAGAAGAAGGCGGTTGGTTATATGTATATAACAAAAAGAATGAACTTATAAAAGACTATATAGTGTGGTATAGAGATTCGAATATGGAAAGAACTCCGAATCTAATATCAATACTACCAAAAGGTGAGCATACTATAGAATTATCTGAGCTTGAAACTATTTTACCTACATAAGGAGTAACTAATATTTTCTCAACTACCAATCACCGAGGAGATCAAGTCTCTTCGTACGTATTATTTGTACATCAACCAACAACTTGGCGAAGCTACTGATTTAGCTCAACCTGACATCGACGAGTTACAAGCATTGCAGACTTACATCTCAATCCGACTCGTGAACTTGAAAAACAAACTAAAGGAACAATCATGAAATGTAAACTCAACCCGTCTATCATCGACTTTCTCTACAAGGCCTTCTTGTGGATTGCTTTATTACCACTAGGTATCATAGCTATAATAGCAGTTTACATAGGTATCGGTACTGTTGGGGTATCTATAGTACAAGCTACTGATTCTAACTGGCTTTACCTGGCTCTTATTAGTGAATCTAATTTATATCACAGTCCTAATGATTTTTGGTATAGTATAGGTAATAAGCTGATTTGGTTTCCTACAATTATTATATTTTTTATAGGAGTAGGTATCGTAAGTGTCTATGCTACATACATTGAAACCAAAGAAACATTACACCAACGAAAGCATGACTTACAATATCGATTCGAAACTACTAAGGTGCCTTGGTACAGAGTACTACTATCATACATTATTGTGTGTGAGAAAACTAAAGACTTATAAGGAGTCACAATGAAAAAACTACTATTATCATTAACTACTGCTGCTACTCTAGCAGTATCTGCACAAGCTGGGTGGATTACATCTGCTCAGTCATTTAATGACCCTGAGGTTAAATCAAACAAGTTCTCTTTAGATACTTATGGTTTAAACCCAAGACTCTACGAGTTTTCTACTTCTAAGCTTGACTGTATTATCGTATATACGGAAAACGATTTAGCCGAAGGAAAACAAGGAAAAATGGCACCTGTTATGCAGTGTGTTAAGAAATAAAGGACAACTATGAACTTTAAATATAAACCCAACGACTACGTACCTAAACCAGGTGACGTAATCCAGCGTAACGAAGTAAACCCTAACAACTATACTACTGAAGGTAACCTATATGTAGTAGGTAGTGATAACTGCTACGTAGATGACACAGGAGATAGTGTAGTACCTTCTAATTCATACTGGAACACTATCGAAACACTACCTGGCTCAGAAACTAAACCCGGTGACTTATGTATAGTAGTAGCTGACTCTCCGGAATATGGTAACCAAGGTGACGTGTTTACCGCTGTTGCTATTAATCACTTTTCCACTCAAGCCAAAAGAGATGATGGTAAACCTTGGGTTTGGTTAAAAGATGTAGTAGTTCTCTGCCAAGAAGAATCTACTGCTGAGCCAGCCGAGCCTGAGTTTACATATCCTATCTACAAGAAGTGGAAAAGCGATGATTCTGTATTCAAGTTCACTTCTATCGATGAATCTGTATGCACAGTACCTGATGAGTTTCATACAGTTGGTATGGTTAATGAAATTACACACCATACTGACCCTTGGTGGGAGGACTTCGATCCTACTAGCTCTGAAGGCTACGACCATCAGTACAACTACTTCAAGTCTAAGCTTGACCTCATCGACTTGTCATTCTTAGTCCACAACGACATTGTAGTCAAGACTTTCGGCTCAATTCCATTAGCTCAAGCTATTGTAGACAGAGCGCGTGAATGTGGTGGTTATGACCCTAGGGATGTATCAGACTACGTCGGTGTATCCGATGAAGACAAGTGTTTCGGAAGCAGCCCTTCTTGCTCGCTGCATAGTCCTGAATGGTATTATAAAGCCAACGACTACACCATCCTCACATGGGAAGAACTACTTGCCTACGAAGATATCATAGAAGAACCTGAAGAGGTAGTAAAAAACCTTTGTATGGAAATACCTGTACCCGAACTATCGCATGAAATGCAACCAACAAAGGAAGAACCAATGAAAAACCCGTTTAAAAAAGGTGACTTAGTAAGAGTCGTTAAATCAAGTATGTTCAGTAGCCGACCGGTCGAGCATACAGTACTAGGTGTTGACGAAGACCGTGTGTACTACAAAGACGAATGCTCTGCTCATTACCAAAACTTCGAACTAGTTACCAAAGCAGAAGACTTAGTCGAACCTACCGAACCAGAAGACTACATCGAAGTAGACTCTACATGGGAACGAAAAGAAACTGACGGCAGCGGCTCTGCAGGTGAACGTGTGTCAGTAATTAAAACTACCTCAAGTGACTGGGTAGAATTTAGTGGTTGTAGAGCGTTACCCAGACAGAGATTCCTAAAGAAATTCAAACTCGTATCAAACCCAAGTGCTCCAGTAGCAACAACAGAAACATCAGAAACAACAGCTCCAAAGGAAAACATTATGCCAACACACAATTCAGTAAACTTCACAGACGCAAGACCAGCACCAAAGACTCTTCAAGACTTATTAAACGAGATGTTTGGAGCACAGTTAGTTACAGACTTAAAAAACAAACCAGCTACATTAGCTATGGTATTCGATGCAGACGAAGACTTAGTTGAAATCATTGCATTACCAAACGACAAAGCTGCTATCAAGTTATTACAAAACAATGCTAGAAAGTATTTAGATTACACTATCTCTACTTACAGCTACAACGATACTCACTCTATCCAGTTCCCTGTTTCATCTGAAAAAGCTGAACTAAAAGCTGCTAAAAAGAAAAGTAAATAACCATGTCAGTTAGAACTAGACTAAACAAAGGCAAAGCTGCTGCAAAGAAAGCTTTCAGAAGAGCCCAAGTAGGAAACTACTGGACTCAAATTACTGTTGTTTCATCTGGCGAAAAGGTATACAATAACCTTAAGAAGATAAAAGAAACTAGACTTGATCCAATGGTAGCTACTATCTTAAAAGAAGCTAGAAAGGCTTCTAACAAGTAACCCAGGAATCCTCCTGGTTTACATCACTCAGTAGCAACTTGCTATTGACTAATTTAAACAGGAGCCACTATGAATTCTATTGACAACTTTACAGACAAGCCTATTATAACTAATGAACTCACAAGCCTACGTAGCGAGCTTGTAGACTTACAGCATTACGTAGTACGATTAGAATCAGAAATAAGGAGGAGAGCAGACTATGTCAACTATAGACGACGCATTGCGGCAAGGCAGCTACAGACACCAAGAGCGAGCGGACTTAGTTACGGCAGTGGAATCTTTAGGTAATAAAGTAACTACTTTAGAAGCTACTCTACAGCAAGTACTTGACAACCACATCAAGGAACCTGAACAAGAAGAAACTATAATTATAGGTGGTAACACTTACTACAAGGCTTTACTGGTGGCTAGTGCTAAGATAAGCAGTAGCAAATTTGATGAATACCATAACGACTTACCGAGATTTACAATATTGTACCCAGAAACCAGCAAAGAATGCTTAGTTAAGCCTACAAAAGACAAACCCAACATCATACAAGGTGATGACCCTAGACCTGCTTTTAAGTACAAAGGCAAGTATTACTCTCATTACTTACTTAAGGATGCTGTGCGTTGTGGTATACCCCCTGAAGAGTTCATAAACTTATACCCTGTCACATCAGAAAATTTCGAGGTAGCATACAATGGCTAGAGGCATAAACGACGTATACGAATCACTAGGTATACCACAAAGTAAGGAGCTCATAATGGCAATCGATGAAACACGGGATTACCCACAACAACACGAAAAAGGAAACAACATGGAAAATACAGATGGAGAAACTATAGCAGTAGAAATCATAGAAGAAACTGAAATAATAATCGAAGAAGTAACAGAATCAAGCGAAGACTTGACTAAACTTCTTACCAAGTTCCAGTCAGCAAAAGCCAAAGCAACAAAACAATCAGCTATCCTGACAGACGATACAACAATTAAGAACATGGACTCTATCAACGAAATGGTTGCAGAAGCTATGTTAAAAATAGGTGACTTTGCATCATCTGGTCAAAAGGAAGGTTTCTTCAAATCAAAGATGTCCACTGCTCTAGCTGTAATCGACCCTAACGAGAAGTGGGCTGCTAAGTGGCTTGACAACTCTGAAGAAAAAGCCAAAGTAGCTGAGATGAACAACAAGTCAATCACTGAAGTTATCTCATCATTAGTAGCTGACATCGAAGCACAGCGTGACTCTGTAATTACTTACATCGAAAATGCTGCTCAAGTCAAATCCGCAATGGAAGAAACATCAAAGACTTACGAAAAACTACTAAAGAAAGCCCACAAAGTATTAGCTACTGCAGAGGAGAACACTCGTAAGCACTTCGATGCACAGTACCTAGTTACAACTCTAACTGCCTCTATCGAAGCAATTAGTACTGATATAGCTTCTCATGTAAATCCTTTACTTGCAGCTGCTAACATCTCTGTAACTCAAATCACTACAATCTTACCTACTATCGAAAACGACTTGCAATCAAAGATGGGATTCAAAGCATTCCAACAGAAGCTATCTGACCTTAACGAGATGACAGCAAACGTAGCTAACATGACTGCAAACGTAGGTGAAAAAATCCGCTCTGAGGTTAACGAAACAATCTACAAGTCTATCGAGATGCTAGGTGAAACTGGCCTTGACACTGATAGGATGAAGAAGATAGCCGACGAAGAGTCTAAACACCAAGCAAAAATCGCTCAAGTTATGAACAAGACTCAAGCTAAAATCAACCAAACGTTCAACGACGTACAACAACTTGCTCTTGAATCATCTGCAAAGCGTGAAGAGACTAACAATAGGCTTCTAGCTGATTACTCACAAGTAGTTAATCCACCTAAAGGACTGGATCTATGAAACGTGAGATAGAGGATATTCGCATACGAACTGTTACTACTCCAAATATAGCCACTGAGCAGCTTGATGATATTGCTAATGCTTTTATTAAAACACATCTAAGGCTTGACTATGAGCTACATACTTCCAACATTGTATGCAGTGGTAGTAGGGTAATGACCCAACTTACGTTCATCAAATATAAACAACCGAAAGGAATCGACTTATGACGCCTATAAAAGATATGTCACCATCTGAAGTACAGCAATTAGTAGCTTACACTACTGCCGCAGGTACTTCTATCTACTACTCTGGTATTACTCACATCAATGCAGATTCTATTCTCTACAACGATGAGCTTCTACCTAATCTATCTCCTGTAGTAGTTGACTCACTCAAATCCGGCAAAGCTCGCTATGAAGCCTACCGTCTATTAATGACTCCTCAGGAGGTCTCTACGTTCATTAACAACCAAGTCGACACATTAGTCGCTGACCGTATCGAACGTGCCATACAAGCCACCGCTGAGCCATTAACAGCTACGATGCAGCAACTTGCTTCTGAGATGATCTCAACTAAACAAAGTGTATCTGACATGCGTAATGCTGTTAGCTCTATTGAATCATTCTTACCTGCAGCATTCTCTGAAGAGATGAAGAACAAGTATGAAACTGTTCACACTAACTTACTAAATGCCGAAGCTGACTTCAAGCTAGTTAACAACCAACTGAAGAGTCTACTTGTAACAGAGGAGTAAGCCATGTTCGCCTTCACCAAGAAGCAAAAACAACGTAAGCTGTATAACAAGTCTTATGAACTCTACGAAAAGTTAGCTGCTGAGTACACCAGCAAAGCAGACGATATTCTAGCCATGCCTGATGACTTACAAGAAGTTACTAACTCTCAGTATAAACTCGACCTTAGTAAGCTTGCAGCTAACTTCGACTTAGTCCGTGACTCTATTGAGGACATCGGTAGTATCCGCAACGAATCCGACGCTTGGAAGTTCAAGAAGACAGCTCACTCTGAAGGTCGTATGTATGATATAATAGGTATTAGTCCTTCTAAGTTTGACGCATTTCAAATAGTAACGCACTACAGCTCTCCGGCTTTCAAGCTACAACGAGCTATCGATGTCTTAACTTCTGACTCATCAGAGCCTAAGCTTATCAAGCATGTTCGTAACCGTGTACTCAACTCGCTACGTAAGCGTCTAACTAGATACTATGCTGAGGTTTCTGAACGTTATGGTGTAGTTGTTATCTCTCCTGAGGAAGTATCTGTAGTGTTGGATATGCCATTAACTGTACGGGATACTGCTTACATCCATTACGACCATACTGCAGGACTATCTGCTGATTTTCTACCTCGAGTAGCTAAACAATTCAAAACTAACATCTCAGTAGTAGGTGTGTAAGGACAACTATGAATAAACAATTAATAATAGATAACAAAGAATGCTTTGACCACTGGCTTGCTGGTGGTAAGTTGTTATGTAAATTGACGACCAGCACAACCGCTAAGTACGAACAGTGGCTGGATCCGGAAGACAGCGATAATGAGCTAGCTATCTTTAATGACGTTGGCTACGGAGCCATCTACATAATCAACGACGAGTACTCTGATTACAGGAAGGCTTTGGCCGAAGGCGCTGAACTTCTGCAGTGTTACCAAGGTCGAGGGTCTACCGGTGAACGTGAGCCGTTTAACGGTACGTTTAACTCTAATTTTACCTATACAATCAAACCTGACGAACCTAAGTTCAAAGTAGGTGATTGGGTTTGCTACGTTGATCAGGAGTTAATGAGTGACTATCCTCGAGTACTGCAAGTTTCTGAATATCTTGATGAAGACAACATAATTCTTACAGGATTTGATGGACACAACCAACATGATGAGTTGGAACTTTGGGTACCTCAACCAGGTGAGTATTGTAAGTTCTACGACGTTGATGAGGCTATGTTTACTGTAGCTCCGTATGGATTCTGTGATTATAACTCTGAGATTCAATTGGAGTATTTTTCCAGTAATTTTGACTATTGCGAACCTTACCTCGAACCACTTCCAGCTCATCTACAGGAGTAACTCAAATCCAACCTTGGTGTTGGTGTTAGCAACTGACTTAGTTGACTCCAAGGAATGACTTCGCCTTAAAGACAGTCACAAACAAGCAGAGTCTTATCCTTCGGGATTCGTACATCTGTGACAAGCCAGCGGAGTGAATGACTCGTATCATTTATGGGATGAAAACTCTCAATAACCGCACTACGCAGACTTGGCTTACTGTAGCTAAATCTATACCACTTGTAAGGTGTAGTGGATTTATATGTTTATCTTATAAACAGTGCCGTAGCTAGGACTAGGCTCAAAAATACCTAGTTAGTTTTTAATCAGTTCATGTATTTTACCTAGTAAAGAAATACGAACAAGTTGCTAATGCTCACATTAGTAGGGGATACAAGTCCCTTCCATACATCTATAGATTAGACTAGCCCAACAATCCTTGTATTAGGAGAAGTGTGCTAGTCGTATGTATAGACCAACTTAAAGGAAACAACATGGATGCATTCAAAAGACATATGTTTGAAGATACAGGACCAGGAGGACTTAAATGTCCTTGCTGTAATAGTTCAAGAGGCAAAACAAAAAATAGTCATGTAGGCAAAGACAACAGTCTTAATAAAAAAGCTAGACGTAAATTAAAAGAAGACACCAAGAAAGAGATAAAGGAAACAATATGAATACTTATAGCTTCATGGAAGCAGTTGAGATACTAAATAAAAAGCATGACTCAACCAGAGAACGCTACTACGCAGAACGAGTAGATAAACCCGGACCATGTACAGCTAGTTACCAATTTCAAATACCAGTAAGGCTACTACCGCAAGTACTTCAGCTATTAGACGGTAAATACTTCATAGTAGAAGTATCGGACCTACAGGCACAATGGGCAATTAAACAAAAGGAAACAAATGAAAAACAACTTTGAAAACTTAACAAACGAACAGCTAGCAAGACTTGTACCTGAACCTACGTACGACGAAATAGAGAAGTACGAGAACCTCAACTACGGGCAATACATAGGCGGCTTCGTAGACGACTTTAAAATAGACTATGCAAAGATAGCAGAATCACCTAGAGAACAGATGCTGGAGTGCATAAACAATTGCGGTTACGGAAATAACTCTATATAAGCATAATAGATTAACTTAAAGGAAACAACATGAACACAACACAATTTTTCACATCACCAAACGGCAGAGTCGAGCTAATCAAAGCTGACATCGATTCACTACAACCAGCACTTACTCCAGCAGTCTACGAAGCTAGGTACGACGAAGGTGTTTACTACCTTCAGTACGTATCTGAGTTGGGCTACCAAGTACCTACTAAGCGTTACGGCTCTATCGATACCAGAGCTGATAAAGTCTTATCCACTTTCAATTCATCTGACTCATGTCTAGGTGTCAAAGCAACTGGCCTTAAGGGTGCCGGCAAATCTGGCTTAATGAAGCTAATCTGCTACAAAGCTCAACTTCCTGTTATCAAGATAAGCAAACCATTCTTCGGACCCGGTTTCAATCAGTTCTTGCAGGACTTAGGTACTTGTGTAGTTTTCTTCGATGAATTCGAGAAAGTCTACAACGACGCTGGTACAGCCGAATCTGAAGACGGCGGAAGTGTCTACAGTTCGCAGGATGCTTTACTCAATCTATTCGATGGTACAGTTCCTGGCAAGCGTCTACACCTAGTTACAGCTAATCGTGACAGGGACATCAACAACTTCATGCGAGGTCGACTTGGTAGATTTCTGTACAACTTCAAATACGACAAGCTCGAAGCTGAAGTAATTGCAGGTTACGCCAAAGATAACAAGCTTCCTAAAAAAATCCGCAAGGAACTACTTGACATTAGTCATACTATTCCTGAGTTCTCTTTCGACGTACTACAAGGAATCTGTTCTGAGTACTTACGCTACAAGCAACCTATCAAGGAGCTGGTAGCTGACCTGGATGTTGAAATCAGGTTATCTACTAACAAGCTTAAGATCAATGAAGTAATGTTCAAACCCACTCTTGGCTACCATGACTGTCAGCTTAAGTCTTCTATCATGGATAGTTATGATATGCAAAGGGAGTTACGTATACCTGTTACGTACCTAAGGAAGTCTGATGATCCATCTAGCAGGTCTGAAGATAGCATTTATGTGGATTCTAATGAGATAGTATACAACGATGGTGCTACTATTATCTACGAAAGCAAGTGGGTGAAGCTATCTGGTACTATCATCAAAGACGAGATTGACTTCTCTCAGCTTAGAGCATTTTAACCCCACTCCGTAACGAGTATAAACTACTCCTTTTAATCTAATCTTTTCCTCCTCTCAGCCCACCTCCTTTTTAGGGCTGACGGTCCGACAGAGCCGTAATCTGTCTTTATGCCCTCATAGTTTAGCCGGATAAAATCGATTCATGCGACGGATCAGCTGTAAGTTCAAGTCTTACTGAGGGCTCCATTTATTCTTACTACATATCTAAGTAGTAAACTACTATTTATATATTAAGTAAGGAACTAACATGATAACAATCCTAATCAACAACCAATCAACGCAAATCGGCTCTGAGTTACCTGACGTAGTCAACCAACTCGAAGTACGTATCAGCCCACTTGGACTACTTCAAGTACCTAAGCTACAGACTCCAGCTATCAAGCAGTGGATCAAGCTACTAATCTCACGACTTGAGTGTGACTATGTTATGTACAACGGAACTCTTATCCCTGTATCTGAACTAAAGGAGAAGCTATGACATGTATTTTATTAATTATATGGTTCGGCATAAACCTTCTAGTACTAATAACTATATGCGCCTCTAGTGGTTATGACGGGTATGCCGATCCGGAGTCCGGTATGACACTACCTGAGTACAGAGCATGGTACTGGACTAGGAATCCTGACTACACTTGGTTAGCTAACGTGTTAATCCTAGTTGCTTTATTTCCATCAATGCTAATCTCTTTAGTATTATCTGGCATCAAAGCCGTATTCTCATTCTTGTTCATCAGGAAGAAGCTATGAGTCAGCCACTATACGAAGACTACTATTTCGCTATGAGTAAGGACTATCACGAACTCGAGCGAGATATAAACCAAAAACTGGCTTTGGGCTACGTGCCATGTGGTGGTATCTGTGTAGTATCTCACAAAGACTCAGCTGGATACGCTCAAGCTGTTGCCAAGCCTATCTCCCCTACAGCACAACTACAACAAGAACTAAAGGAACAACAATGAAACCTAACTTTAACATCACATTCGGTGACTACACTGTACTACGATTTCCATCAGGGGAATTGCAAGTTACTTATAACAACAAAATAGGTAGGCACTTAGTAAATAGCTGTGTAACAATCCGTGGATCTGTTACTTCATCTGATCACATTATCGAACTACTTCAGCTAGTCGAAGCTATCAAGCACTCTATGCCGACTGTACGTATCAAGCTAATCATGCCTTACTGTGCATTTAGTCGTCAAGACAGACGTTGTAACGACGGTGAATCATTCAGCTTGAAGGTATTCACTAACTTGCTCAATTCCTGTAGCTTCCAGTCAGTTGTTACATACGACAACTACTCTGACGTATCTACTGCTCTTATTGATAACTGCTACAACAAGTCAGCAGCTGACATCTTAGGTAACTACGCTGTTGACCTTGACTTACTTTCTCCTACTAACGCTCTATCTGCTAAGTACGACTACTTCGTATCTCCTGACGCAGGTGCCAACAAGAAAGTACAATCATGCTCACAACGATTCGGTGTACCGATGATCCGAGCTGACAAGCAACGTGACTTAGCTACTGGTAAAATACTAGCTACTAACGTGTTTGTTGATCCCGGACAACTGAGCAACGTTTCAGATATTATAAAAGTCAATACACTCCCTACTGCCATTAATGAAGGCGGGGAGTCGACTATAAGGTATGGAAGAAAGTATTTGTATCAAAATAGTTTTTATATACCTGAAGCAGGTACCGGAAAAGATGCAGGCAAGACTATCTGGCAACCATACTCCGCAACCACAAAAGAGTTATCATCCATAAACGGAAAGACTGTACTCATCATTGATGATCTAGCCCAAGGTGGACGTACTTTCGTTGAACTTGCTAAAGCTCTCAAATATGAGGAATCTAACGTGGAAATCCACCTATTTGTAACTCACGGATTCTTCAGCAATGGTTTACACGACTTAATCCAAGCTGGTATTACTAAGTTCATCACTACTGACTCTGTAGTTGACCAATCTCACCCTGCAATGAAAGACTACATAGCTGCAGGCATACTTGAAGTAATCGAGCTGTAACATGCTTATCATACCACCTAAAGGAGTATCTGGTCCTGCTATCAGTACCAGTAGTATAAAGCACATCCATTTAAGCTCCAGTTACCTGACCTTTAGTCTGGAGGTGGGTTTATGTTACTGGCAAGCCTACCCTTCAGACACCAACATGGAAGAGGAATTTCACAGAGTCTGCAATGAAGTAAACTCACTTCTCACCAAACCAACAATCCAACTATAAGGAGCATTCATGACAATACCGGACTTTAATAAATATGGTGTACTAGGTTGCCTAAATTTTGTAGCTAAGGATAAACCTGTGCTTCATAAAAACCGTATGCATACCACAACAGAAAATACTGACACCAAAAAACTAAGAGAATTTATACACAGAAATCTATCAAATCTATTTAACGACAGGCTGACTAAACTGACGTCAGATGTTATAGACGAGAAACTAAAGCTTATGTCGTACAGTAATACTAGGGTGGATATTCACAGACGAACACCTCAACCAGATATTAGCACTAAGTACACAACTATAGATGATGCTACTGCGCTAGTTATGGAAGAGACCGCTAAGGTACTTCTACCTGCCGTAACTACAGAGCAGCTGCTATCTGAACTTGGAACTAGGGCTAAGCATGTACTTACAAACAATAAGATCTTTAAGGAAATAATATGCTACATAAAGAAGTAACATCCGCCAGTATAGGTAAAACTGCATGTACGAAGTAGAGTATAGCTGCTATAGCTGTGAGCGCTTCATGCCTAATACGTATAATAGTATATTAACAGGTTATAATATCGAAGATATACCTAAAGCACTAGCTGACCGTCACGGTAAATCCTATGAAATAGCCATCATGTCAATCAAACAAGTAAACCAAACACTAATTCTAAAGGAGCGTTCATGACACCTCAAACACTGATATTCGGAGATGTCCACGGACAACTTCCAGAACTGAAGGAACTAATCTCACTTGCTCCTGAAGGAACCACTTTCATCTCCACAGGTGATCTAATCGACGCCCTATTTTAATCTGCTATTAGATGATGTGGCTTCTTTAGGACAAGCAGTAGATATGCTAGAAAAAAAAAAAAAAAAAAAAAAAAAAAAAAAAAAAAAAAAAAAAAAAAAAAAAAAAAAAAAAAAAAAAAAAAAAAAAAAAAAAAAAAAAAAAAAAAAAAAAAA